ACGACGCTGCGGCCAGGCTTTTGCGGGTTCTGGACGAGCGTTCTAAGAAACGAAAAAACTCTGCCGGCGAGGACTTGGGCCGGCAAAAATTCACGGGTCAGCAGCGACAGTCCCCGACTGCTGAAAAATGCGGGAGCCCGGAGCTTAAAAGGTCCGCAATGCTCGACGGGCTCCCGCAGTCTACGCACGCAGAGGGAGGACGCTGCGGCGATCACGCGCCCCAAGGGGGAGAAAATGGGCGCGGATTGGGAATGGGGGGCGGGCAGACGGATTTTCATACCGTGCGTTTCAGTTTGAGGAGCATGGAAGCCGCCTGCCCTGCTCGGGGAGACCTCCATGCTGCAGAACGCGCAAGACACGCCCCCGAGGATGAGATTGAGTGATGTCATTGCCACGCAGCTCCCAAAGCAGCGGCGAGCAAGGTAAGGGCGGTGAGGTGCGCGGCGGCAAAGCCGAGTGTCCACAGGTCCATCCTACGGAGAAGCCCCATGCCAATTGCGCCGAGCATGTAGCTGGCGCCGAGGACAAGCATCAGGCCGGGCGTCATGCGTCACCTGTGGAATTAGTGTCGGCATCGGAGGGAGGGGGTGCGCCGATGCCGGCGTTCACTGCCTCTTGGGGCTTGAGGGGCAGTGAGTGGGTATCTTGGGAGAGAGATGCGCGACGGTTCCAGGCCTCAATGGCTTCCTCGGGGGTTTCACCCCAGCCACCGCTTGCCCCGCAACCCTTGGTATCGCTCCAGCCGGATGCGTCGCAGCAAATCGTGTAGCCGAAGCCAGGATCTTCCACCCATGCGGTGATGGTGGGGAATCTTGCGCTTCCACAAAATGGGCAGGGCAGGATGTCGCTCATATTTTCCCCCGCCAGCTATCATTTGCGGATCGAGGCAATGAGCAATGAATTGGGCGCGAGATTTTCTCAGCGGCGCTCTCGCGGTGCGCGGTGTCGTTGTGATGCTCCGGAAGCTGAGGCTCTTCCGTTTTGTCCGGTCCTGGCCGGCGCCGACGATTCAGATCAGAGCAATAAACAGATGTGCAGGTGCGGTCGTACTTCGCATCGCCTCTCTCCTGGTTTGAGTGATCGGAAACTGCAACATGGGTAGGCGAATGCCCGAGGAAGAAACCGATCCGCCGCTCACCGAGCCCGTCATTGTCGAAGACACCTTCGCGACTGGCGTCGATATCGAGCGCGTCGATGGCGAGGTCCGGCTCATTGCTTGGGTCACGCACGGCGAAGAACATCGGATCGTGAACCGGCTGGTTCTTCCCGATGGTGTTGCAAGAGCCCTCATTCGCGATTTGAGGAAGACGCTCGCAACCGGAAGCAACTGATGATGGAGAGAAAATCATATCGCCCCTCCAATCACCGTCCATACTTTGCGATTAATGATCTTGCTTACAAGGCAGCCGCTGACGCCGAACTGCCTGGCCAGTTTTCGTCCGGAAATCGACCCTGCCATTTTGCGGATGGAAGCAACGTCGTCAGGAGACAACTTCAGCGTTCCGTGTTCGTGACGGTCCATGATGTTGGCCTGAAACGTCTTCCAAGACAGATGGCGCTTCGTGCAGCACCCAAGATGACCATTGCCGCAGGAATGCGCCGCCTGGTGTTCATTAGAGGGAGGATCACCGTGTGCTTTTTGACAAACAAGGCGACTGACGAAATGCAATTTCCCATCTCGCTTGAGACGGCCATAGCCGCTCCGGTTTTTGGCGAAAGGCCAGTCGAGACATTCGTCGCCGTCATATTCCATGACCACGGTATCGAAGTACTCGGCTGCTTCGAATTTGCGCGTCATGGCTGAAACCTCGCGCTTTCGTTGCAATCCGTTACAAACCGTTTACCGTCTTTGCAAATCGCTGTTATTTCTTTCAAATGAGCAATTGCTGTTGCGGTGCGATTTCCCCGAGCCTCGTATGCGAAGGGCTTTGGAGGAAAAACATGGGCTTCGCATTCGTAGAACCGGTCGTCATCCAGGATGTGTTTGTCAGCGGCGTCATGCCCGAGGATTTGGGCGACGGGACAATCCGCTTCACCGGCTTCGTGCCGCACAAGTCCTTCGACTTCGACGGGACGGAATACGTCATCGTCAACCGCGTGATCATGCCCAAGCAGTCCATTATGGAATCCATCAAGGCCACGATGAACTTGCTTGGAATAGCCTGCTGTGGGGGCGAGCGGTTGCGGGTGCTGAACCATTAGGCCACGCGCTCCATGCCGTGGTAAAGATCGGGCCGGAGAATTGCCGGCTCGATCCCCGTCATCTCAGACACCTTGAGGACGTGCTCGCTCGGCACTTGCTTCCATTGAATGATGGCCGAGTGCGTGATGCTGCAAACGCCAGCCAGCTTGGCCAGTCGCCCGCGTTCAGCTTTTATCCATGTGGTGAGTTTTTCCATGTCGAGGATCACGTTAGCCTAACTAACGCGGTCGTGCAACAAAAATCGTTAGTCTGGCTGCATGGACGAATGCTGCACTGCGGCAGATCATGTCAGCATGACTAAACAGGTCAAAAAGCAGGGTGTTCCGAGACGACCGCCGCGCCATTACGTCAAGGAATGGCGGATCTACCGCGCGCCTATGACTCAGGAACAGCTCGCCGAGCGCGTCGGAAAGTCGCGGGGTCTGATTTCCCAAATCGAGAGCGGCACGACCGAGCTGACAGAGGAGATGATCTACCTCCTGGCTGATGCCTTCCATTGTGCCCCATGGGACATTTTGCGAGTGAACCCACTTAAAGAAGGCGTGGTGGTCGATATCACTGATGCTCTGTCTGGCGAGCCGGAAGACGTGAAGGCGAAGGCTCTGGGCTACGTTCAGGGCTTGGTATCCGGCAGAAGGGCATAGCTCCGCCCTTTCCGCCTTGAGGTATGGGCACGGGGCCACCCCAAGTCCCTGACTACAGGAGAAGCCAAAGGCTTCGCGTACTCGTTTCCCTTTCGCCTCTCGCAAGAGACGCCGCACATTGTCCCTGTGCGTCCACCAGCGGCTTTTTTCGGCGCCGCCACAACGAAAAACAGGCGAGAGGTCAACCTCGCTGATGTGATCCGAAGCTCGATACCGTTCCGGGGGATGCCCGGCCACTCAAGGCCGCAGGGTGGAATGGGCGCACCAGAGCCTGCGAATTTTTGATTCCCTCTGAGCCTGGCAAAGGGCGACCGCTTGGGATTGTGTGGCCGGAGTGATCGGAGCTGGCGATCCAAGTCCCGTGGAAAATCGCCGCTGACTGCGATCCAGACGCAAGCTCTTGCCGGGAACCACCGGGCAGACGCAAGATATTGCGAATTTCACGCCGTGCAGCGGAATTTTCTGTTGCGAGATGATCATGCATTTGATACATAACCACTGAATTATCGGTTTCGCTTTGTTGCTGCACGCCTCGGCCAGGATCATCCCTGCCGAGGCTTTTCTTTTACGCGCACGCGCGACCCACTTCAAGAAAAAAGTTAGCCAGACTATCGGAAAGTGTTTGACACCACGACTGGATATGTTAGTGTGACTAACAACGAAGGAGATCGACATGCCGCTGAATTTTATGTCGCCATGGATGACGCAGCTCACCCGAGAGATCCACGACGGGAAGAAAGACCCGCAGCGCAACATGACGAACCGGAAGCCGATGGTTCGCGGCGGAAGAACGCCATACACGGGCGCCCGCTTGGCCAAGACAATCGCCAGCCTCACGGCTCGCGTCGAAGAGCACCCCAACGACAAGATGGCAGAGGCTCGTCTCGCCTCATTGCTCAAAGCCTAACCCCATCCCCCGCAACAAGCGCAGCAGATGCGCTCTGGAGACGAGACGATGAACGCCGAACTAGTCAAGCAACTTCGTGAGGAGGCCGAGAGGCTCAGCGGTCACAGCCTTGATCGCGGCGTTCAGGAAGCCGGCATCGCGGCCAACCTTGCGAACAGAGCAGCAGACTTCATTGAGAGCATGGAGGCAAAGCAGGTTGAGCCGGTTGCTTGGCTTCATGAAACTGAGTGGGGCGACCGCGATGTTTCCTTCGAGAAGGCGCGCAACCCGCAGTGGAAGAGCACACCGCTCTACTTCGCTTTCTAGCCCCTCCCCAACCGCAAGCCCGATACCGCGATAGATGGAGCAACACCGTGAGTGAAGTTAAGCAAATGCGCTGGTCGCTTTCGCACAGAGCGGACCCAAATGCGCGTGCCTTGGCTGACAGGCACTACAACCGCCAGAAGATCGGCTCGCCTCAGTTCGTGCCGCCCGGCCGCTGTCTCGTCCTCTATGCCAGAACCAGCACGGGGCAAGCATTCTGGATCACGTCTTGGCCCTTCGCCGAATACGTCAAGCACGAATGGGCTGGTGCCTGGGTTTGCTCCGCATTTCGCAACGAAGCAGCTGCTCTGTCGTCGGAACTGATCACTGAGGCACTTGCTGCTTCCAAAGCATACTTCGGCGCACCGCCTCCGCTCGGCATGATTACCTTCGTTGATAGCGGCAAAGTGAGGCGAAAGCGCGACTTCGGACGCTGCTACCGCAAGGCCGGCTTCAAACCGGCTGGCTTCACCAAGGGCGGCCTCCATGCCTTGCAAATTCTGCCGGAAGCAATGCCGCCCGCGAAAGCTGCGAACCTCATGCTTCCTGGCCCTCTGTTTTACGACCTCGCAATCTGAAAGGGAGCGCTGACCATGGCAGAGATAAGCAGCGCCATCAAAATGGCTCGGGACATCACCGAACTGGTGCGCGACGCTATTCTGAGCGAGCGCGAGCGCTGCGCGAAGATCGCGGAGAACAACGATCATTTCCCGCAGGAGGGCGAATTTATTGCGAGGCTAATCCGCCAGGACAACGCACCTTGATGAGTTCAAGTCCTAACCCACCCATCAACCACCACTCGCAGTCCCGCACAGTCGGGGAGAGAGACAGATGAACGCAGAGCAATTCAGGGACATCTTCTACGTCCTGCACAACATCGACCAGAGCGATCTGGAAGCCGCTGGCGTCATCACAGTTGGCGCGAAGGGCGGCTCTGACTGGACGCGCTTCAACAATGATGTCGGCACGTTCGTTATCAAACTGCGGCAAGAGAACCTTGAGGCTCTTTGGCGGCTGGTTCAGAAACGCTTGCCGGTAAAGATGGCGCGCAAGATCGTCGGAGAGCTAATCCGATCGATAGAGCGCGGGACGGCACCTCTCAGCGTCTTGGAGGACGCCAGGGATCTGATCGTAGACCTCTCAAGCGTCCCATCCAGCATCGAAACTGACATCCAGTTCGAATTGAACTCGGCCTTGGAGTTTGGCGACACGGCCCGCGCTGAGCGCATGCAGCGCATCATGGATCATATGAAGGCGAGACGGCTCTAACCCACCCCTCAACACCACTCGCAGTCCCGCACAGTCGGGGAGAGGAGAAGACAATGCGCAACCTGATTTATTGCACGGACCACGGCGTCTATGGCGTCAGCCCGCACGACTGCCCTCTTTGCCCGATTTGCGATCAGCCCATGTGGGCCGGCGAGCGCATCAATCTCCAAACGATCGACTGCGGCCCGGGCCAAGCGGATTTGCTGCGCCTAGTCCACTCCGATTGCGTCGGGACTGACGACGACGAGGAAGACTGATCCCTGCCCGCACAGTCGGCGGCTTCACCAGAGAGAACACACGATGAGCAATGAACCGAAAGATGGCGGCCCGGCATTCCCGAACGTGACGACGGATTATCGCGGCAAGGGCATCCACGACACCTACTCTTTCGGCGGCATGAGTTTGCGTGACTACTTTGCCGGTCAGGCTCTCATCGGCTGCCTTTACGGCATCCACGCTGACGGCTCAATCAATCCATCGCCGGAGAGTGTGGCGAACATGTGCTGCATCTACGCCGATGCGCTGGTTGCCCGTCTCCGCTCCCTCTCCGCCTAGTTCAAACCCAGCATCGATAAGGAGCAGGACTCCGATGGACGCGAAAACACTTGAAGCACTGAAAGCTTCCATCGCGAAGTGGGAGCGGAATGCTGAGGCGGCAGACGTGTTCGAGTTCAAGATCAGCGAGAAAGACTGTCCGCTTTGCGCGATGTTCAAAATCTGGCCGGACGAATGCGATGGCTGTCCGGTGTTCGAGAAGACTGGCGCAAAGTTCTGCAGGGAAACGCCCTACATTTCCGCCGCCACAGCGAGGCGAGATTGGCGGTACGGCGATGGCCCTGCAGACCGCGCCCACGCTGCCGCCCGCGATGAAGTCGCCTTCCTCAAGAGCCTTCTGCCGGAGGAAACTCCATGACTCTCTACCGCCCGATAAGCGAGAGCGCGACCATCACCCCCGCCGTTCGCATTCTAACAAAGAAGTTCGGCGGATTGCTCGGTCCTGAATACCTCATCGGCTACGGCGACCGATATTTCCGCTGCGGCGACATTAGCCTTTCGCAGCTCAAGCGCGGCGTCTCGCCGGATGAGCTTTGCATGCTCGAAATTGAAGATCCAGAACAACCAGGATGGGATGACTGATATGGCTCCCGAACTCATCAACATCGAACTCGCCCGACTTGTCGAGGACAGTTCGGCATGGCGGAAGCGCTTCGATCGCTATGACCGCCTGATCGATGCCGGCCTTTCCTGCGAGGAAGCCGCGATCATCATCACGTCAGCGTATCTCATCGAAGAAATGGAGGTTCGCCATGCCGCGTGACCATATCGCCTCCGATCTCCGCGCCGCCGAAGCGCTGGCTGATGCTGCCAATGACGACGGCTACGGTATCGGCTTCACCGAGTACGCAATCCGCACCAATTACCGCGACCTGTGCCGGATGATCGGAACGCAGAACGCGCGGGCGACCGTGAACGAGATCATGGACGCCGAACCAAAAAAGAGGATCACCATCGATGGCTGACGTTCCCGCAGTATACGCAGCAATCCGCGATGTCATGGCCGATATCGGTCAGACCGGCATCGCCAAGGGCCGCAAGAACCAGCAGCAGGGCTACAACTTCCGAGGCATCGATGATGTCTACAACGAACTGAACTCGCTGCTTTCAAAGCATAGCCTCGTCATAGTCCCGCGCATTCTAACCCGCGATGTGGCGGAGCGACAGACGCAGAAGGGTGGCGCGCTGTTCTATGTGACCGTCGAGGCTGAGTTTGACCTGATCAGCGCCATAGACGGTTCCAAGCACACCGTCCGCACGCTTGGCGAGGCGATGGACAGCGGCGACAAGGCGACCAACAAGGCGATGTCGGCGGCCTACAAATATGCGGCCATGATGCTGTTCTGCATTCCGACCGAAGGCGACAACGACGCCGACTTCCAGACGCATGACGTGGCGCCGAAGCGGCAAGTTGGCTGGAACGCTTCTGGCACGGCGCGCACGGCCCATTCGCTGAAAAAGGAGAAGGTGTGGGACGAGTTCCAGATGGAGCTTCGCGAGTGCGAGACGATCCCGATCCTGTCGAAATTCACCTTTGATTGGGCGGCGAAGATCGAGGCCGACAAGTGGCCCGAAAGCTGGAAGGAAGTCGCGCGAGAGGAAATCCAGAAGCGTCGCGCCGCCATCCTAAATGGCGCGCCGGACGATGATGTCTTCCCGGGTGACAAACCATCGAACGGTCACATCTCAACTTTGCAGGCAGGGTGAACCAGAGAAGCCGCCAGCGCGAATGCTGGCGGCAGAAAGGCCAAGGGACCATGGCTAAACGACCCGACAAACCAGTTTACAGCTTCATCCGTCGCGGCAATTCGCTTGTGCCAGAGATGGACTACGATCTTCGCGCGCTCGATGGCGTGGCGAACGGCCAGCGTGTCCGCATCGACATCAAGGAATGGCGGAACATGGACAGGCTCAAGGCCTACTGGTCCATGCTGCACGATGTCGTCGCATCGACCGGCGCCAATGGCTTGACGGCTGAACGGCTACATGAAGTCGCCAAGCTCCAGAACGGTTGCGTGGATGTCGTGCTGCTCCCGAACGGGACACCGATCGCCATCCCTTCATCCATCGCGCTGGACCGCATGACGGAGCCAGAGTTCATCGCCTTTTTCCAGAAGGTCGAGGAGTGGCTGGCGAAGACCTACGGCTTTGTTCCCGAGCAGCGGAGAGCAGCATGATCCGCGAACGGACAGTCCAGGTTGCCGCTCATGTGCGCCGGTCGCCTTCACGGTCGCCAGCATTCACCGCCCTGCATAACAGGCTTTTCGAAGAAGTGGAGTTCCTTGAATCACTCCGCCTCCAAGACGAACTGGCAGAGGCATTAGAGGCAGAGTTGGAGCGGATGTGATGGCTCGCCGCTCCTTCACCAAGAAAGACCGCGCCCGCATCTTCAATGCTCATCTAGGCGTCTGCCACATCTGCGAAGGCAAGATCGGGGTTGCTGAGCCGTGGGAGATCGAGCACGTCATCCCCTATGCGCTCACACAGGACGATAGCGATCCGAACCTCCGGCCGGCGCACATCAAGTGCCATAAGCGCAAGACCCACAAGGAAGACCGCCCGCGCATTTCCAAAGCCGAGCGCATGCGCCTGAAACACCTTGGCGCCTATCCCGAACCAATTGGCAACGCCAAGCTTCAATCGCGTGGCTTCGCCTCAACGAGAAGGTTTCAGCCATGACCACTCTCCCCGATCTGGAGCCGGCTGGGCTGGCCGCGTGTCCGTTCTGCAATGAGCAAGCAGAGATGGTTTGCGGCGGTCCCGGAAATTGGTTCGTTCGCTGCACAAGCTGCAAAGCAACGAGTGACGACGGGTCACGTAGCCTCGCATTGTCTCGCTGGAACCGCCGCGCCGCCAGTTCCACCGTACCGAAGGCGGTGGAGGCGCCAGACATTACCGGTCTTATTGATCGGCTGGCTACCGCGCATCGCCATGTCTATTTGCACCAGTCCTGCGATGGGGTCGAGTGGCGTTGGTACTTCGATCTTTTTCATGACTGCACCAAGACGGTTTCGTCGCTCATCGCCGAAGTCAAGCGACTCCAGCCATTTGAGGAGGAATTGCAGAAGATTGCCGATGATGTCGGCGAGCCAAATGATCCGTTCGCCGCATGGGAATCGATCGAAGCTCTGCGGGCGCAAGCCGCCCTCGCATCCGTCCCAGCACCATCAGGAACGGAGCCAGTCGCCGACCAAGAACTGCAAGAAGTTGCCGATGGCGCTTGGGGCGATGGCCCTATGCGCCGCCGGGCCGCTTTCATGGAGATCGAACGTCGAGCGACTGTCGAGCATGCCAAAGCTGCGGCACCACAGGCGGTACCGGCAGAGAATGTGGCGGGGCTTGTCGAGCGGCTGAACGCAGCGGGCGATCCTCGCGACCAGAAGTCTGGCCCGTCCCGCAAGTTGTATCGCGAAGCCGCCGCCGCGCTCACCAACCTCTCTGCACGACTGGCCTCCGCAGAAACGGCACGCTACGTCGCCGCAACCAACTATATCGATCTTATCAAATACAAGGAGCGCCTTGAAGCAGAAGCCACCTCCCTGCGCAGGAAGCTGGAGGAGGCCGAGCGCTCCCACGAAGCCGCGCGCCAGAACTTCCACACCATGCAGAACGCCGCCGACGCCATAAGGCGGAAGCTGGAGGAGCGCGAGCGCATCGGCAAGATGATGGCGAACGCCGCGTATAACATCCACCAGCGAGCCGCCGACATTCATGTTGGTTTCGGCCTCGATGAAGCTATCCGCTCCCTGAAATCCGTTCAGGAAGAATGGGACCGCGCCATGCTCCCCGCCGCACCCCTCCCCGAGGATACCCATCATGGCTCCTGAGGACTTCCAGCAGAACAACGAGCACGGCGGCTATCCGATAGTTGTCCATAAACGTCCGTCGCGCCTGCGTAAGGCCTGGTGCGAGATTCTTGGGGGCCACATAAATGAAGCGCTCCCCGCCATGGGGAACGAGCGCTGCTTCGCTCTTAGGCTATACTGCCGCCGCTGCGGCAAAACCACGCAATGGTATGCCGTTCCGCTCTCCCGTGATCAAAAGGCCGCCTCCGGCCGCACCGCACTGGAGGACAAGCATGGCTGATCCGGTTTTCGTATTCGGTTCAAACCTTGCCGGTCGACACGGCAAGGGTGCCGCGCTCTGGGCAAAAGAGAACCGTGGCGCCATCTATGGGCAAGGCGAAGGACACCAGGGCAACAGCTATGCTCTACCGACCAAGGACGAGCACCTTAGAACACTGCCCCTCTACCGAATTCGTAATTACGCTGATCGCTTCAAGCGCTTCGCTCGCGAGCACCCGGAACTAACTTTCCAACTTACGCCTGTCGGGTGCGGTCTGGCTGGATGGAAGCCTTGCGCCATCGCCCCGATGTTCGAGGATGCGCCGCCGAACGTGGATCTTCCTGCTGAATTCGTTGCGGCTCTCGCCGGGCAGGACAAGCCATGAGCATCGAGAAGATCGAGCGGGATCTGCGCCAGGCAATTGATGACTTCAGCAGATACCCGGCATCGGATGAACGTTGCCGTGGTGCGCTCCTGGAATTCAAGGCGACTTGCTCAACCGAGAACATCCGCGCCCTTCTGGACGAACTCTCCCGGCTGAGGGAAGCGCTGATGGATATCGCGACGAGCGATGACATCGACAATGCGCTTGATCCAGCACGCAATAAGCGAATTGCCGCCCGCATCTTTTTTGAGGTGGAGGGGGCGGAATGAAGTGCCGTCACCTCGTCATATCGGACGAAGCCTATCAGAACGGAGAGCCGGCTCCGGTCTTCCTCTGCGCATGGCCCGTGAACAAGCTTGGCGTCATTCCTGACTGGCTGGATCGCCAGATCGGCGGCGGCATCATGGTCGATCACAAGACAGAGTGTGCTGGTTGCCCATGCTTTGAGCGCCTCTCCGAGCGGGAGGGGCAGGAGTGAGCAAGCCTTTGCGCTTTCAAGTCGATCCGCGCGATGTACCGCCAGAGAAGGCGGCGCGGCGGCTTGGCTTGACGCTGGACTTGTTCACAGAATTATTGCCGCGCTTGCTCGCCCGTGGTTTCCCGCCATCGGACCCGGATACTGGCAACTATGACCTCGACGCAATAGACGAGTGGCGAGCTAACCGGCACAAGCGCATCTTGTCAGTCGTCCAGAACAATGCCCATCCTACCGGCCTTGTCGCTTCAAGGCTGGAGAAAATGGGTGGGTAAGGTGGATATCCCCTATTACGTCGTGAAGAAGGGGAAATACGGCTACTGGCAGCCGAGCGCGGCCATGAGGGCAGAGGGTTTCAAGCCGGCGCGCTGTGGACTGGATGGCCCGACTGCGTGGAATATAGCCGCGCAATGGAATGAGCGCTGGCAGCGCCACAGGCAGGGCCGCGCGCAGGATCAGGCTTCTAAATGGCCGGTCGGCTCTATCGGAGAGGCTTTCGAGCGCCTGAAGAAGACAGATGTCTGGACGGCCAAGAAGCCGCGCACCCGTGAGGAATGGGAGCGGGCTTGGTCTCGCATCTCGCCAGTGTTCGGGGATCTTCCGCCGACGAGCGCTGAAATATCGCTGGAATCGCTCTCTCGGTTCCGCAGTTTTATTGCCAACAGCGTCTCATCGCGTGAGGCGTGGCGAGTCATCAAAATATGGCGGGCGCTATGGAATGTGTGCGCCTCGCTTCAGTATTGCGGGAACAAGAAAGATCCGTCGCTCGCCATATCAAATTCGGCGCCGGCCCCGCGCTCGGCTTCCTGGAGCGAAGGCGAGACGGTCATCTTGGCCAAAATGGCCTGGCGCAAGGAATACCATGGTCTAGCGGTCGCTATCGCTTTCGCGTGGGATACGCAGTTCTCTCCGGTCGATCTACGCGGGCTGACTATGGCAGGCATTCGCGGACAGGGCGCCGACAGACACTTCCCGGTTGATCGCGCCAAGTCCGGCCGCTCTGCGCTCGGGACGCTCTCCAAGCGCTCGCTGGCCTTGCTGGACGCCTACCTGGAGAAGCAGCCGTGTGAGGTCGGCGCGATCCTGCGCAACCGCTCCGGTGCCGTCTATTCCCGGTTCACAATGCCCGATGATTTCGCCGTGGTGCGCGAAATGTGTTTCTCGGGCGACAAGCGGACGCTGGCTGACATGCGCCGCTCAGGAGCTATCGAGCTGCAGGCTGGCGGCGCGGCACCATCGGCAACTGCGGCGAAAATGGCAAACTCGATTTCCTCCGCGAACGCCATACACAAGACCTACCAGCCGGTCGATCTGGAGACGGTTCGACAGGCGGATGCAGCGCGGCGCTTGGGCCGTCAGCGCATCCGCAATGGGAACAAAGAGGGTTGAAAAGTTGGAACTCGGTCCGAAAGAGAGTTGGAACTTTCAGACCAACGATGGTACTATGTTGTTGAAATTGTTGGCGATCCCGGCAGGATTCGAACCTGCGACCATCGGCTTAGAAGGCCGTCCGATCTCCAATATTTTCAATGATAGTTCCGAGAAATGACCTGCATTAACATGCGGAACGTAACGCGAAACTTGGAACTCTTTTGGAGGCCGAATGGGCAGTTATTTTGAAGACCGCATGGCCGAGTTGCGGGAGCAGACGATCACCGGCAATCCTTCAATCTTTCACTTGGTCGATAAGGCCAAGGTGAAGGCGCCCAAGCCGACGCTCGTGGGGACAAAACGGGGCCATATCTATTTCGTGATGGCGCAGCGTCACGTAAAGATCGGTTTCGCCACAAACGTCCCGAGCCGCGTAGCCTCACTTCAGACCGGCAACCATCTGGAACTCAGCGTCCAGGAGACCTTCTCGTCATACGTGGAAGCCGAGAAGATGATCCATGAACGCTTCGCCAAGGATCGCGTTCGCGGCGAGTGGTTCAACCTCACCTATGAGATCGAGGAGCTTTGGGAAGACATCTGGGACTACCAAGGCAGGAACGCCACTAATGACGGCACCGCCAAATCCCATCTCGCCAACATGCCGAAAGTGTTCTTCGAACTCGACGTGGTGGCCGACTTGCTGGCGAACGTCTAGCCACTCGCCTTTAGCGTCGACAGATACCATGCTGGGAGAATAGCCGAATGGCCTACGCCAAAGATACCAACGTCTCCGTCGATAAGACTGAGGCCGAGATCAAAGGGATCATCCGCCGCTACGGGGCGACGAGCTTCGCGTCTTTCGAGACGGGGCTTGCAGCGATGATCGCCTTCGAGATGAGCGGGCGGCGCGTCGTGTTCAAGCTGCCTCTTCCTGATCGCAAGTCGAAAGAGTTCACTCTGACGCCAACCGGCAAATGGGCACGATCAGAAAAGCAGGCTGCAGAAGCTTGGGAGCAGGCCTGTCGATCGCGCTGGCGTTCGCTGTTCCTCTGCATCAAGGCCAAACTCGAAAGCGTGGAAGCTGGCATCGAGACGTTCGAGGACGCGTTCCTGGCCCACATTCAGATGCCGGATGGCCTGACGGTCGGCGAGCATGTCAAGCCGAATATCAAGCTGGCCTATGAGCAGCAGAGCATGCAGCCGCTTTTGCCGGCACCGCTCCACTGATCCCGCCCCACACAGAGAGGATAGCCCCCCATGGCAGAGAGTGACGCGATCATCGAACGCTACCGGGCGGCCTATGAGGCTGCGAACCGCAAGCCCTCTGGGGAAATCGTGTATCTGAAAGGCTGGTATGTTTGGGCTGATCGCTTCAAAAAACGCAAGGCCCAGATCATCGCGATGACCAAAACGCTTGAAGATCGCGCCATCCGCCAGGACAACCCCAATGAGACCTGACGCCCGGTTCGTGATCGCCATGCTCCCCATCGCCCTCATAGTAGGATGCGCAGTGGCAGCAGCGAATTATTGGCTTGGCTGGTTTCCGGATATGAAGTGGTAGGAGATGAGGATGGAGTGGCAGGACATTGAAAGCGCGCCGAAGGACGGAACGGCCATCCTGGTTTATTACCCGACGAAGTATGGCATGGAGCGCTATAGCGTCCGCTATTGGGGCAGCGGCGAGTGGGCCGGGGTCAAGGAGGGCTGGGTCGATGCCTGGCGGCAGATCAGCCCGAACCACGAGCCAACGAAGTGGTCATCCCTGTCTCCACCCAACCAGTGAGCTATCCGCCCTTGGAGCGCTGACCTATATTCTGAAGCGAGGAGATGATTGATGGACAATGTTTACGCTTGGCGCCTCGGTGAGGCTCACAGCATTGCTGCCGAATCAAAGGCGGGTGACTATATCGACCGTGGATGGGCCTTAGCGAAGGCTCTTCACGAAAAGGGCTTCGATATCGTGCCGCGCGAACGATTGTCCTTCCTAGACACGCGCTCGACCATCAATGAGATGTGCGGCCTCAAGGCTGAGCCTACCGTTGAAACGGCAACCTGAGGTCCGGCTTCCGCTCTGTGTTTTGGTGGATGATGATGCCGACGTTCTTCGAGCCGCAGACCGAACATCGAAGCTTTGGAACGAGGTCATCGTGCATTGCCCCGTGATCCGGCCCGAGCTTATCGCGGAGCTTCATGAGATCGAGCTTTGAACCGTGGTGGCAGCGCGAATTGTGGCACCAAACGCTGATGCGCTCGCCTTCGTCTATGCGGTTCTGGATGGTGTGGCCCTTCATGGAGAAGGGGTATAGCAAATGGCTGTTGAGGGAGGGAAGATCGGGGCCATCCGTACCTTGCAGCGGTGATGTCGCCAGTGGTGGCTTTGCGGGCGTCGCCCCGTCGCGCCCCCGCCTTGGCCTACATCAACACCAAACGTATGAACGCAAGGCTTCGGCCAAGGCAGGGACGTACCTTTATCGCACAAAAGCTTTGAAGATTCAATGACTTTCGAGTATATTAGCGGGAATGACGCATCGCCAGACGCTTTATCTCAGGCAGCAGGGCTATTGCTACTACTGCGGCTGCGCAACACATATCGGCAGCACAGATGGTCCTTACCTGTTCACTGTCGATCATAAGCTGCCCCGCAGTCGCGGCGGCTCGAACCGGTATGATAATCTGGTTGGCGCCTGCAAGGGCTGCAACAACCTTAAGGGATCGATGACGGCGGCGGAATATATCAAATGGCTGGTAGGGAAAAATGTCGATGAGCTGAAGGGACGGCCTTCTGTTATCGACCGCCGCGCAATGAGGCGGGACCGGAAGCGGAGGGCAAAAGAAGCGCTAGCTCATCTTCCAGCATCTCGGAAGCCCGCGCTTCCCAAGCCTCAAGCCTCGCTAGATGGAATCTTCTCCGCGTCGCTGGCTGAGTTCCTATCCCAGCCACATCCCCTCACCGCCTCTTCCTTGCCGGCGGAATGACTGTGAGCTTGCAGCGCTGGCCATCTTGCTCCAGAGACGCCACCAGCGCATTCGCTTCTTCCACATCCTCTGTCTTCAACAGGACTCGGATATCGTTCCTGCCGTCAGGCTGTTTCTCGACTATGGAGACTTCGTAGAGCATGCGGGCGCATATAGCGCGGGGAAGGCTGGGGAGGAAGATGCGCCCGCCAGCCTATCCAGCGATTGCTGGAACGCGCACCATCCGGTTGTAGCCAAGCTGTCACCGCAGCAGAGCCTTTGTCGGACCTATATCCACGTACGATTAATGTAGCAAAATCAGCGGGATTCGTCTATAAGGAACTCTATGAAAAGCACTGGAAAACCTCTGTCTCTGATCACGCGAGCGCGCCGGGATGGCGCACTCCGGGATCGGAGATGTTATGGAAGCGAAACGGGAAAGGCGCCGCCGCGATCTTCAGCGCATGAAGGCGAAGGCCGCTAGGATCGGCAAGCGCAACGGCGGAAATTGGAGCAAACTCTACAACCACCTCGCCCATTGCTCACGGGCATGTTGCGGCAATCCACGTCGGAGCTTTTGGTATTCAGCGGAGGAGCAGCTTACGATGCAGGAGCGTCGGTTTCTCGCGGAGCCGGTTGAGCTATAAGATCGCTGGAAAGTTCCTTATAACGCGCCCGCTGTAGCCGCCTCACCGCTTCCTTCCTCCAGAACAGCCTTGTCACCTCATCCTCAGCGGCAAACACTGCCCCTGGATTCTGAAGCGAATGAAGCCGGCGGGCTAGTTCGCTGATCTGATCGAAGGTTACTTCTTCCGAGTTGGTATCGCCCATCTCACCGCACTCGATGCGTTCAGGCCCAGTTCGAGCGTTTCGATAGCGCTCAGCTCGCATTGCTTTACGCCGTCGATGATCAGCTCGAAGACCGGCTGGTCCCCGCGCATATCAACAGCAATATAGGCTTTTCTGGTCATCGACGCTTGAACGCCAGAAATTGGGCGCCCTCCTCAACATCCGCGAAGCATTGGATCTTGCCATTCGCCGGATCGATCACAGATAGGACGGCTGCGCCCCGGTTAGCTTGCGCATAGCCATTCACGAGCGCGTGCCGATCACCCATCTTGTAGCCTGAAATCTGCGCCAGCCAGGCGTTTGCTTTCTTCTCGGGGAACTCAATATCGAACAGGCCGAAAGAGTGGATGTGTCCGGTGATCCACAAATCGGCCATCTCACCGAATTTGGCATCCCGGAGCGTGCCGTGGGTTGGGTTGTAGATCGATGAGCCCTTGCGCCCGTGGGCGGCGTCTATTCGCGTCTGAGAGCCGTTCTTGTGGCAGAGCGTGAACTGTGCACGCCAGTCGATCACCGGAACAACTGAGGCTCCAAGCATCTTGTAGAACTCAGTGCCGCCGTTCCACTCGTCGTGATTTCCGCCAAGCCATAGAAGCCACTTGATGCCGGCTTCCATCATGAACCAGGTGGCTAGACGCTTCTCTGTCTTGTGGGAGATGTCGTTTTCAGCCCACAGGCGGGCAAGGCGGCCCGTCCACGGCCAGTTGTCGGTTGTATCGCCTATGTTGCCACCGTAGACGCCGGGCTGACGAGCAATGGCAATATGGCTTTCGAGGAGTGCCCAATTGCAGCTCGGGCCAAGGTGCGGGTCGCCAAACCAGAGGATGCCGTATGGCTTGTCCTCCTTGACCTTCAGCGGGAACCAGGTCCGCGCATCGATCGCCTTCTGCTTCCGCTCGTGGGCTTTTCGGAAGCGGGCCAGCAACTCGTCTATCGGTTCCTCATCATCGCCATGGATGAAGTCGGGAAGCTCTATCGCTTCGTCCTTCTGCGAGCGGATATTCAGGAGTTCCGCTCTCCGTACTCGCTCTGCAAAGCCAGCGCGGGACATATTTGCTGCTTCGGCGGCTTTGGTGAAATTGCCATCATGCCTCGCTAGAATATCGACGGCTTCTCGCAATTGCCATTCCGGGGTGGGCGGTGTTGGCATGCTACGAATTCCCTATGCTGTTGAAGGAGACGATAGGGCGTCGCTCGCCTTACTTTGCCGCCTCCTTCGCTGGAATAACTACATCGGGAGCGGCGACCTTCAGATAGGCATAGATGTCGGAGACAGGTGTGTAGAGGCCGAAGTACGGGAAGCCGCGCATACCGGCCGTGGTGACGCCCAGCAGCTCATAGTCACCGGCATCGTTCTTGTGATACATCCCGCCGCCCGAGGAACCAGGCGCGATGTCGGTCGTGACCCTGTAGTAGACGCGTCCAGGCTTGTCGTAGTCGTTCGTCTCCTTGGAAATGAACAGGCCCTTGGTGATGGTCAGGGCCGCTCCCAGAGGATAGCCGGCCGTCCACGTGTCCTCGCCCATAAGCAAGGTAGGCTTCTCCGGCGCCAGCTTCGCCACATTGGGGAAAAAAGTCTGCTTGTCCTTCAGCTTCCAGAGCGACAGATCGGCATTGAAATAGACGCCGAACACCTTGCCGACATAAGCGTCCTTCTTCACTATCTCGTTGTCCTGGTAGACCGGGAACTCGATGCGCTGATCCGAATCCTTGTCGATGGCACAGTGACCGGCAGAGAGGATGAGCGTGGTGACATCGCCGCTCACCTTGTCGCGGTTCGAGTAGATTACCGTGCCGGAGCAGTTCCCGTTCAACTGGACGGTAACGCCCAGCACCTCCTTCTGAAGCTTGGCGAGTTCGGCCTTGTCGGCAGCCATGGCTGCGGCAGAGAAGATGGCAAGCAAAAGGAGAGCACCCAGCCAAATGGCCGGCTTCAGGACGATGCGAGACATGGGGATTTAGCCTTTGAGGGAGAGGAGGATGGACGCAACAAGACAGACGCAGAACACGCAGGCGAGGATGTAGATGACGCGGCGGGCTTCAGGGGTCATGGGGAGCCTTTGAAGGCGAGCCAGAGCAGCCCGAGCGCGCCCGCAACCAAGATACCAACCGCTGTAACAAGCCCCTGCTGCTTCACGGTGTTGACGGATTCGCGCCATGCGCGGAGGTGAGCCATGTCCTTCTGCATCTCGACGGGATCGCTGGCGTCGATACCGAGTTGCAGGAGTGTTTCGGAAACAGCTTCCGCGACGATCTTCTTGACTTCGTGCTCGGTCATTTCGCCTCCAGTACGGAGGCTGCTTTCGCCAGCGCTCCATGGCGCTTAGCGCAGATGAGAAGGGATTTGCGATCGGTGGCCCATAGCCTCGCCACGTCGCCTTCGGTAAGATCCCGCTCGGGAATGGTGACGACAACTGGGCAGGCCTGCTTGAGCGATTGCGGGATCCTAGCCGTTGCTGGCGGCAGAACCGAATGGCGATTGAAGGAAGCGCAGCCGGACAACGCGAGGACAGCGCAGAGGAGCAGGGTTTTCATCGACCTACTCCGTTAAGTGCTTTCGCGACCCCCTTGGACATTGCCGGCTTTTGGTCCGCGCCATCGGCGTGGATGGCTGTTTCCAAGGCCTCTTGGGTGTTGGCCAACCGGCTTTCGAGCGCCGCGTTTTCCGCCTCGATCTGGTCGATTTTGGCCTGATCTTGCGCTATCTTCTGAGCCTGTTTCGCGAGGTCGCGCTTGCGCTGCTCTTCCCATGCAATGCGCTCCTGCGCGGCGCCAGCGTCGTAGCCTTGCGAATATTTATGATGCCCGTAGCCCCACAGAGCCCCGCCAGCGAGCGCGGCAATAACGGCATAGGCCAAGACAGCAGATAGCAGCGAGGACAGCCCTGTGGCCCGCCCTATCCATGCGATGAGCGCTACCATATCTTCATGCCTCTGATGTAACCGGCCAGAACCTTGAAGGCGATGTAGGCGCCGATAGCACCGCCGATGAGCAGAAGGCCGAAGAGGAACCAGAGCATCAGCGCAGCCCCCGAAGGCACAGGGCGCGCTCGCTGAGGTTCACGGCGTCACCCTTGACGCGGCGGACCATCAGGCCCTTGATGACGCGGCCATTGACGTACACCCACTTGCTGAGTTCCATGCAGGCACCGCGAACGTCGCCAGCTTTCACTTTGCGGATGAGGGTGGACTTACAGGCTGCTCCGGTGCCGACGTTATAGGCCCAATCGTTGATGGCGATGTAGGTGTCGTCGGGGACCAGCCTCTCATCGGCCAGTTCGGGAGCGCACGAGAGCATCCGGCCTTCATGGGCCAGGATGTCCTTCTGGGTCAGCGCATCGCACTCAGCGTCGGTGTAGCGCTTGCCTGGGATGATGTCGGGGCCAGTGTGGCCGTCGCAGACTGTCAAAACGTGCCCGACATCAAAATAGGGCACATAGCGGCGCCCTTCCCAATGCGAGGTGTATGCGGTCGCGGCGGCCAACAGTGCAGCACCAGCCGCGCCACCAGCGAGGTAGCGGCTTCTAGCCATGGGGGATGTCTCCTAATCGTTCCGGTAGAGGTGCCCGATGCCAGAGGCGATGGCGAAGAACAGACCCAGGCCGGCATAGACAAGCGGGGGAATGCCAAGCAGTCCGTCAAAGGCGAACCAAGCGCTACTCACCGCGTCCAGCAGCATGAAGATGGCGATCCAGGCGGCGTGGAAGCGAACCCGCCTTGCGAGCTTGCGACGGGCCATCGTTATACTCCGCTATATTATTGCTCGCCGTCCGCAGACTTTGGGCTGCTCCGCCATCCGGCTATTGCCGTTAGAGTTAACCGCCCAAATTCCAGCGAAAATTCAGCGACTTACCAGTTCGCAAAAAGAGCGGCCGAGTAGATCGCAGTTAACAAATTGCTAATTTTCCTTTGACTCCAAGAGCCTGACGGGAACAGGATCACTCTCGGGACCAGGGGGATGAGCTTGGAAGCACCTCTGTCCGGGTATTGGGTAACAGGGGAATTCAAATGAAGAAGCTTCTCAACATCGCGAAGTCATTCCGTGACGAGGAATCCGGTGCGGCCATGGTCGAATATTCGATCCTTATCGGCATCATCACCGCTGCCGTGATCGTGTTCATCATCGGCGTCGGTGCTTATGTCACGAATGCATGGTCTACGCTCTGCACCAACTTGGGAACGACCTGCACCACTGCAGCGGCCGGCTGATGATACGAAAAGCGCGCCCTAACCCAGCGCGCCACGGTGGATGGTCTGGGCCTTACTTGGAGGTTTGACCCGGATCAGGCCATCGGCATAGAGGGGTCGGCGTTCTCATCGCGCCGACCCCTTTTACCTCCTAGGAAACGCCGCAGTCGGAACTGTAAAGCCACTATCGGAGGCATAGCGCGCAACCCCCTTGGTGATCCGCAATTCGTCCAGCCAACCTCCAAAATCAAATGAAAACCCTTCGATCGATCCTATGCGAAGGTTGTTGGTTGAATTTCGAAACGTTTGGCTATTCGTGGCGCTCCCGATCATCGCGCCATCGATATAAACACGAACCTTCCCGGTCCCATCCCGATCCGCCGCATAATGAAACCATTGATTGGCGACGTTGGTGATCGCGCTTGAAATCGCGTCACGGGTAGTGCCGGTGTTGTCCACAAATCTATAGCGTAGGGCAGTCAAGCCAACGGTGTCACAGTATAATGCCCAGGCAGCATTCGTTGGAGCTCCTGATGCCCATTGGGCCATAATGCAATAGGTATTATCCACGCTGCTGAGGCGAACGAATGACTCAACAGTGAATTGGCCGGAGCCAAAATCCCAATCAGCGCTGTCGGCAAGCGACAAGAAATCGCCCGTACCGTCTAGAAGCAGGGACGAGGTTCCAAATTTCGCCTGCGCTGTATCAAGTTGTGCATTGCCATTGAAGGTAACCGTCTTGGCAGATGGGCTTTCATCCACAGTGGATGTCGCACCATCAGCGCCCTCGAAACCCAGCAACAAGACCACGCTCGAAAAGTATGGATCGATACTACCGCCGCCGCCCCCGGCGGCTCCTGTGCTGAACGGCGCTCCACCTAGCAGCATTAGCTTGCGGTCCCCTTGAGTGTTGCGGATATGTTGGCGATCGAGGCGTCTGCCGGCGAGTTGGCTGGCGCATAGAATTCAAGTCGATGCCCGGAGGATACGGTTTTGGCGGTGCCACTTGTCGTCGTGAATGTGAAAACACCACCGGTCGAGATAGAGATCGTGCCGATGCTCGCGCCATTATCCTGAACGTCGATCGCAAATGTCGCCGCAGGATTTGTCCCGACATGTCCGGCAGCCCCGGAAAAATTGGCTGACAATGCCACATCCCTAACCATGATGAGTTTGCCCATCAGTTGGCCGGCAGTCGGAGTTCCCAGAAAGCTCAGCGGAAGGTCATAGGGCGGATCGCCCCATACGGGAGCGGCGCTCCCAAGAGACTTGAGAAATTGACCCGAATTGCCAGGCGGCACCTTTACCCAGCCAGCCGGCGAGGCGCTATCGTAGGCCAGTATATTGCCTGCTGACGCCCCAGAAAAAGCATCGACAGACATCACCGTGCCCGACCCGGAAACAGTGATGTCGCCATAATCTCCGTCTGCTAGAGATCCACCGCTCGTCGCCACGACGGCGCCATAAAGCCCCGGAGATGATCCATTAGTGTATCCGATGAAGAAGCCGCCAGGAGTGACGGCCTTGGTCAAAGCTGTCTCGGGGGATGCCCCATCAGTGCTTTTCAACGTGACGGTGTATGTCGCATCGGAATTGTGAAAGATGAAGGGACGCTTCACGGCGGGAAGGGTCAATGTCCTTGCGGCGGCCAGAGCCGCGCTTGGCTTATAGACCATAGCAGAGCGAAATTGCGTCGCGGAAAGCGTGACGTTCCCCGACGAAAAATCAACGCCGGTCCCGCCATAGATATCTGACAGCGCGTTGGCGAGTTGGGTTAGCCCATCGTTTGATGTCTGCCATTGCCCGTCGGCCTGGCCATCCGCGATGAGGGACAGGTTGAGATCGTTCGACATGAATTTTCCTAAAGATCGATAGTGGCTTCCCTTGCGGGGCAAATGACGCCTGTCCCCGACACCTGGCGGATATCGAAGGTGAGTTGCATCCCGCTCGTGCGGAGCGATCCGAAGTCGGCTATCTGAAAGCCGCCGGAATAATCATAGAAAGTTGCGTCGTTGACGGTGATGGTCCGAAGGACCGTGCCGTTCGGGCCACTTTTGATCCGAATGACATACTGTTCCAGGGTTTCCCCCAGCGGCGCTTCGTAATCCCCATCATCGGCCCAATAAGAGCCAATGCGGGAGCGTCGTACCCAGCTAAGCCTTATGTCGGATGGGCTATTGATTAAGGCCTGAAGCTGGCATGGCTTCGGTATCTTCTCTGCCTGGCCCGTAACTGTGCGAGACACTGCAATGGTGGCATTGATGCTGTCACCAGTCCCTACCGCCTTGTAGGTGAACTCCTGATCCAGGGAGGCAATGGAATATGTGACGTCCTGAATGTTGTCTTCGCCGAGCCAGACAATGAAGTCGCCAGCCTGATGAAGTGCTGTGTATTCCTCCGACGACTTTCGGCCGCGCCGGAAACCAGTAAAGGTGTATGTTCCGTCTCCATTGTTGGCGATCGTCATGACATGGCAAACTTCCCATCGACCCGGCTGGCCGATGGCAAACATATTCGCGCCGTTCATGACCTCCAGATAGGTCGCGGATGTGAGCTGGCTTGTGTCCCCCGAGATGATCGACAATGTAATAGTCTGATCGAATTCTGTGACATATGGACTGGTGCAATCCGGGAGAGCCGAGAGCGCAACGCCAACCAATCCATCCGTTACCTGACCGGAGATCGGCTGATAAGAACCCGTTGAGTCCTTTCTGAAAAGAGTGGCCCCGCTCCAATAAGGTTGCCCCGCAGAGGCCAGGACGTGATACTGCACCAATCCCGTGCCTTCGAGATCATCGTTGTCCGACATCAGCGGGATATCGAGATGATAATAAGCGCTGTCCGGCGTGCCAACCGGCTCCGGCTCTGTTGGGCGACCTGAAGAACCAGAAATCGAGACAGACACGCTGGATAAAAATTCGGTGCAGGTGACGTCGATCATATAGTCAGGACGTACCGTGGCCTCGGTGATCCTGGCGGTGATCAGTCTCCCCGCGAACGTGAATTGAATGATATCTTCGGGCTCGATATCGACAAATCTGGCGCGAAGCGTCATCTGGATTTCATGACGCTCGAGAGCCAGCCTATTGACCTTTTGGGTAGCCAGAACCTTGACGGAATCCGCGTCGATGATGATCGGAATGTTGGCGTTTACGGACTGATCGGCCGGCGCCACAGGCAGGGGAAGAGAGGGAATTTCCCCCCATTGCGTCCTAGTTTGATAGATCGCGTCTGGGTCACGGTAATTGATGCCATACCGCGCGATGAACTCTTCAGGGTTATAGCGCCTGGCCTTGATGCTACTGGTCAAGGATATCTCCCGCCGTGGAGATGCTTTGGTCGACCGCGAATGATCCGTCTGTAAGAGCGCGCTTGAAGACGATTTGCCCCGATCTCTCGAACATTGCGATGGAATAGGGTTCTATCACTGCTCTCGCCACATCGCGGGCTCCGGCCGTGATGTCTATGACGGCGCCCTGGACCAAATCATCGACATTCTCAACTTCGATATCGGAGGCATCGAACTGGCCGCCGTAGACCATCAGGTCGGAAAGGAAGTCGGATAGAAGCCGGTCGTCCCCATCCCCCGCAACAAATCTCAACGCCCTCGGCAAAGAAAAGGTGTTCAGCGAAATGATTTGCTGCGTTGCCCCATCATAGAAATAGACGGCCGAATTCGTCAGCCCACCGGTAACGGTTCGGGTAACACCGGTCGCCAGATTGGTGAAATAGGATGTCCCTCCGCCAGTCTGACTCTGAAAAGCAAATTCCTCCGTGAAGTTTTGAAGGTCAGGGGCGCCTAGCTTGCGAGAAAAAACAACCGGGATCTGATATGGGACGGACTTGGTGTATTCTATCGAACCGGTTGTTCCATCGACGCGCGAGACGGTCGCTGAATCGGTCCAGACGACAAGATCGCCATCGTCATAAACCGCGTATCTCAGCGGATGTGGAAGGGTCGCAAGGACTGTTGTACTTAACAGAAAACCTTCCGTGGAGAACGTGACCTTCACGAGGTCGCTGTCAGCGCAGAAGTAGACAACCACACCGCTTGCGCTTACCCCACCGGGCGTGACGCATTGGATATCTGAATAACCGTTCCAGCTATTGCCTGAGGAATAGATAACCTCGAAAGTCTCGCTAGTTCCCCCCGTGTTCAGGAGCAAGCTGTAAATCTGCTCTGCCGCGTCAAAGGTAACGAACAGCGCCTTGGTGCTGCTTATATCCTGGAGGCAAGCAAGCAGCGTGGAAGCGGTCGTGCCTGTTGAGGTTGCGACATCCGCGCCGGTTGAGGCATTGAACATACGCCCGTGGAAAGGCGTGATACTGGTAAAACTGGACAGATAGACAAGCCGGTCCAGCATCTTGCTATAGCGGAAATCCTGTAAGAAATTTTCCCCAGTGATCGATATATCGAAATTGAAATATTGCCGCTCACCGGGAATCGAATAGAGGAAAATTCCAGAGGAAAGGGTGACCTCGTTCGTACCAAGGCCGAACATCTTCTGCTGATCCCAGACTGGCACGAGCATGTTCTGGGTTATAGTCCCTGCGTACCTAAGGAAGTCATCGGTCTGAATCGTTGACGCGCCATCCTGAATGACCTCCGCCTCGAACACAGGCGGGGCGCCAAAGCCCTGGATGTCGAAGTCCCTCAGAACGATGTCTATATAGCCCCGATGGGCGGAGACGTTGTTAGTGCCTTCTTCCTTCGTCATCGTCGGGTCGCGACCTTGGGTGCTACGCCCATCGTAGAAGCGAAAGTTCAACCCCTTGGCCCGATAGTTCTGACCGGCATCGTAGATAAGCGTTCCATTCGACCAAAGGCGTCGTAGCATCCATGTGGAATCTGGAACCAGCGGGCGAGCAAATCGAAGCCTGCACGACATGTCGCTTGTCGTGGTAGTGATCTGATCCCACCATTCGGTATGCGTGGATGTTACGGTAACGATCGGCGGCACCCAGATATAGGCGCCTGGAACTCTTGCTTTGCCCCAGATGACAGGGATCGTTTGCCCATAAGCGGACGTTGGCAACGTCGTCTGGATCGGCGAGGCCTCGGGCACATCAGGAGAGGTGGTTGGCGTTCCCCATCCGCTCCAGCTTCCGAGCTGTCTGCCATTAATGCCGTAAATGCCCATTTTAGGTGCCGGCCCCGGCTAGAAAATCGCGGCCGGGCAATAGATGCTCTCCTCTGAAATTAATGGAGTTGCTGAAACGAGAAAGGCACATGGCAAATGTCTTGTCGCAACCCGGTGTGATTTCGAACGTATCGGATACAGCCACCGTCCATCTGGCGGTGCCCCAAAGCTGGATGCGTTTGGTTGAATGCGAATATTGGCGCACCTGGTTATAGAGCCCGGCGTTGAGACCAGATGTCCATTTGACAACGCCGCCATTGAACCATTCATCATCCGGGCTGTTGATCGTGTCGGCTCGCGTTTCAGTCAGTGTGGCGGTGAAATCACCATCGTTTGTCCGGGTGGCTACCGCACCTGACCGCACCCAGGCTTCCTCCGCAGTGAAAACGGCGCCCCCATCGGTCGTGGTCGCTGCCACGGTATAGTTATAGCTTGGCGCACTTCCGGCAGTCGTCCCGGCCGTTGAGCAGCGGAACATACGGTTGTGGTAATCGCCACTATCGGGGACGCGGACATAATCGCCCAGGGCATAGGCGGTGTTTCTTGCGACATCATCAGGATAGAGAGGAAGATTGCAGAACCCCGGCCTTTGGTCGCCAAGATCGGAGCGACACGAAACAGATAGTTCCTCGACTGTGATCGTTTTGGCCTTCTGCAGGATTCCGCGAACCTCGAAGGTAGCTATCTTGCCCCTATCGTCATAGTTGATTTCCGAGACCTCATATGGCCCGAGCTGCATGCCTCCATTAGATGGACTATCGAATGAGATCAGGAACAGAGTGATCTGCATCCCCTCGAATGTGCCGGCGTAAACATCCTCCGCATCATAGGCATCAGAAATGGCGGTCGGAGCCGTCACTTCACCATCGGGGACAGAGCCATCCCCCTGGAACTTCAGGGTCGATCCCTTGAAGCTTTTGTCGGCCGTCCATGTATGGCTGTCGAAAGACGCATCACCCCCGGTAGCTGAAACGCGAATGGTCGTGCCGTCTTTGAATACGAACTGCCCTAGCCAACCAAGCGTATGCGGCGTGGCCGATATAGCCGCCTTTAGTGCCGCCGACGTAATCCTCATCTGAGGACTTCCATCAAAGAGAACGAAGCGGACGCGAACGGTGTTGCGGTATCAGGCCCGATCGGCAGCGTAAGGGGATTGTAGTCTGTGTCGTAGCGAACCCTAATCAGGAAATCGCAAGAGACTGTGACCGCTTGTCCGGCAGAGGGTATGTTGCCGCCCGTGAAGGTGACCAGGCCGTCGGCTTCGTTATAGTGGACGGTGTTGGTTTTAGTGACGCCATTCACCTTGACCACGAGGTTGGAAACGATCGTGATGATACGGAAATACGGCCGATCACTGTCGGAATAGGTCTTCCGAATCTGGAACGCGGTGGTCGTACCATCTCCGGTTCCAATGTTCTGATCTGTTAAGGAATTGTCCAGAGGATCGCGAAGGGGAAAGGTATTAGCCCTGCCGCGCCGGCCAAGGAAATGCGCCATGAACGTTCGCATCTCGGATAGGTCACGGTTCTGAAACTCACAGTCATAGCGCCATAGGGCTATCTGCCAATCCTGGTTACGGTCCTCATAGCCGCCGGAGAGCGGGGTAATGGTCGTCTGGAACGTTGGCCCCATTTTCATATTAAGGGCGAACTTGTTGTTGATGGCGACCGTATCGACCATTACGCCCTCGATGCCTGAAGGGTGAGTTCATTGAACATGTCGCGGGCGCGTTGTTTTGCGGTTTCGGCACTTTCGCCGGGGGCCGCGTAATAATTCAGCGTGATGTCGGAGCCGGGCTGTGCAACCGAAACATGGGTATTGGACGTGCCATCGTCGGCGTAGGAAGAAAGGCTATATGACCCGAGTTTCCCAAGTTTGCCGCCGTGGGATCCGAAGGTTACGACATCGCCAACGTGGCTGCCGTGTTGCGGGTCCCATTGATCGCCAAACATGGTGGAGGGTTTTGAGATATTGCCGGAGTTTAGACCTTCTGCCACCATCTGAGCCGTGATCGCGCTGAGCGCATCAACTTGCTGAGAGACCGACGAATCAAGCCCGTCGATCGCATTCACCTCATTCGATGAATAGCGGCCCATTGCGTCGGTGAGGCCGCGGAAACTACGCTGGCTGTTCTGGTCGAGCCGGTTGATGTTGTCTGCGGTGCTCTTGGTGTTGTCCGCAGTGTCGCCCACATAATCGACATAGCGATTGTCCGGCATGTCATCTTCTGCCATCCCTGGCGGGATATAGACGATCGGCTTCCCTTCGGAATTGTATTGGCCTGAGGGGCTGGGATTGTAGCGCGTGACATTAACGCCAGTGCCATTAGCATTGGTCTGAACGGTACGACTTTGATCCGGCAAGGTAATCTTGTTCGGATCGCCGCCATAGCGTGTGACAGTTGGAAGCTGCTGCGTGGCTTTCGTGCCAAGCTGCCCCATGCTGTCGAGAATGCCTTGAATAGCCCCAGCCTGGTTGTTCGCCGCTGCCTGCGCTGCAATGCTGGTGCGCCTCAGCTCCTCCTGTAGAGCCTTGAGTTCGTCTTGCGCGCGGTCGGTGGCAAGCCCAACCTCAAAACCGGCCGCCGCCTCGATCTTGAGATCGGCCAGACGCTTGGTTACCTCATCGATATCGGCCTGGATTTCATCGGTGCTGCGATGCGAGGACTCCGCTAGTTTGTTGAAGCCGTCCTGGATGAGACCGGGGCCAAATATTTTCCCGAAATTCTGAAGGCTTGGATTGTTGATGAAGTTGTCGATAACCGCCGAAGATGCGTTGATCTCTTTGGAGAAGTCGGCAAACCCCTGTGTCGCGCCAGTGAGGATCGGGGCCAGATTGATAAGGGCCTGACTTAGCTGGGAATTGATTACCGTGCTGAGAACGTCCAACTGGTCGTCCAACTTGCCGGCGCGCTGCAGGAGGTCGTCGGGGATAATGATCCCCATCTCCTGAGCGGATTTCTTCATCGCATCGATCGAGGCGCGACCCTGGTCCAGAAACTGCGCCATCTGGACGCCACCCTTACCAAACACCACGGCGGAGAGCGCAGCCTTCTGCGTGGCATCGCTGGTCTGCGCCAGAGCATCAGAAACCAGCTTAAGCCGCTCCTCCTGATCCTTGGTATTCAGGATGTTCTGGAGCAGTTGAGGGTTGAGGTTCTTGAGGCCCGCAAACAGCGCACCCGCGCCCTTCTCAGCCAAGCCGGCATTCTTGGCGAAAATACTAAGCGAGGAATTGAACGATTCCTGACTGATGTTGGCCTGCTTAGCGGAGAAAGCGAGCGCCTGATAGGTGTCTGTGCGCAAGCCGACCGTGCGAGCGTTAGTTGCGATCTCGTCAAAATCTGAGATGGTTTGCTTTAGCTTGTCGAAAGCCCCGCCCAACGAGGTGAGCGCTGAGAATCCGGCGCCGGCCGCCAGGCCGCCAAGGAACGTCTTGAGCGTCCCGCCAATCTTGTTGACGCCAAGCTCCACAGCAGCGACGCTCTTGGCCATGCGAGCAGACTGGCTTTCAACCGTGGTCGCGGCCGACTTGAAGCCGGATGCGAACTTGGCCGCATTGGTGCTGAGATCGATGGAGATCGAGCCGACTGTCGCGGGCATTAGTGGACCGTCCCACCCATCGCGCTGGTGATGAACTTAGCCATGGCCAATTGATCCTGGATGGTCTGCGGTTTGGGCGCGGCCTTTGGCTTTGCCTTCTTCAGCAAATCAGCTTCGCTTTTCGGGAATTGCTTCGTGCGCGTGAAGAGTGCAGTCCGATAGGCGAGGATACTCATCTCCTCGCTTCGGCTGACGATGAAAGCGTTGAAGACGCTTACGACATTGACCGCCGTCATCCGCCAGAAGTCGCGTTCCGAGACGCCGGCACGAACAGCGAGTGACAGGAGAAAACCTGTCAGGCTTTCGTGCCCTTCGTAGGGTTTTCCTTGGACTGCTCCTTGGCCTTCTTGTGGCTCTCAGCGGTCCAGGTTTCGTGATCCTTGCCGTAACGAAACAGTGAGAATGCATCGAGGCATTTGCGGCCCACGCCATCGAGCGGGAGCGGCATGTCGTAGGTCTTCACAACATTGCCGGCCGCGTCCCTCAAAGCCACGTTCAGGAAAGACCGAAGATATTTCGCCGAGAGCAGCGCGAGCCCATAGTTGAGCTTGTGCGCGAAATCGAACTCGCCAAACTCCGTCTCAAGCCGCGCCATCCCATCCATGTCGAGACGGATCGTGTAACCCGTCCCGAACTCTTCCGCCTCGACTTCAGCGAGGAACTTGTTAGCCATCAGGTGGCGCCCCAGGTCGGAGCAGAGGACAGGCTGATTTGACCCTGGTAGGTCACCATGCCTTCAGCAACATTGATCGAAAGCTGGGTGATCACGCCTGAGAAGGAGCACACCGGATCGGTCGCAGGCTTGCCGGCGCCGTTGTTGTCGGCGGCGGAGAAGTCGGCCTTGAAGTTGCGCGACGTGCCAGCGGCGAAAGCCGACATGACGCCAGTGTTGTCGTCCTGCGAAGTGTTGTCAGGGTCGAAGTGGCCTTCGAACGAGACGGTAGCCGCCTTGAAGCCCTGCTTATATTCGCGGAAGCCGGAGGTGGACTGAAGATGCGTGGCGTCCACCTGATCGGCGGTCTGTTCAATGCTGAACGAGGTGGTATTGCCGATGATGTTGAAGGTTTCCGGGGAGGCCGCGTCACCCAATTTGAGTGCAGCGCCGATCCCGGTAAAGCCGGTCGTTGCGGTCATGGAAGGAGGCTCCATCTATGGGATTGGCGCGCTTCACAGCGGGCCGGGTGCAGGCGCCTACCCTGCGTTTAGGCATTCCCCGGAATGGGGAATTTCAGCGCCAGCGGACGGTGAAGGACATCACGCGGCGATAGGTGGAAAGGTCGTCAGCGAAGTCAGTGAAATCGACCGGTTCCTTTTGGAACGAGGCCCTGACAGGTGGTGAATCCGACGAGATATAGAGCAGATCGCGCAGCGCTTCCTTCACGCGCTCGCCAAGTTCGATCGCAGTGGAGCCACCATCTGGCCCCGCTGCGACGCAATGGATCTGGACTGTCGCCTCCGGGTATTGTGAAGCACCTTGAAGAGTGTATTCATCCGTCTCCGAAGACATCGCCACGGCAATTGCCGGCAGGCTGTCGCCCTGTGGCAGCGGAAAAGGTCGAACGCGCGTCGATACGACGCTGGTCACGCCCGACGCGGCCAGCAGCGCCTTGACGGTCAGGGAAACCGCACTTGTCATTGACGCTCCCGATCACGGCCGGTTTTAGTCGGCTCATTCGAAAGCTCTATGCCGTCACCCCACAATCCGAACTCGACAATGACCTTCTCGGCTATGATCTGCACCGAGACTTGGCCGGGCAGAATTTCACCCTCATCGTCGGTCATGGCGAGGAAGCCATCCGGCATCTTGCGAAGTTGGAGTTTCATCATTCCACCAATATTGCCTGGATTTTCAGGAAGCGGCGCCGATCGATCTCGCGCGGGCGGCCGATGATGCGATAGGTATTGCCTTCGAAAATCAGTTGATGATCCGGCTCAAGATCGGCGCGATACCGGATGGTGAAGTACAGCCCCATCTCTGCATATTGCCGGGCCGACGCCTCACCTTCGGTTGAGGTGTGAAACTCCATCTTTGCCCACACGGAGGCATAGGTTGCCCAGGTCGGAACTTCCTCGTTATAGTCGTTGGTTGTGGTGGTGAAGTTTTGCAGGTCGATCTTTCGATCAAGCTCGCCAGCGCTTATCGAGGCCATATGCTCATTGCCCTTTACCTTGCGCTGTCACTGATCGTAGGTCTTGCCGCACAGAACCATCGTGGCCGGCGCGGGATGCCATGGTTTCTGCTATCTCTGATCGCCACACCGCTCATCGGCGGACTGTTGCTGCTGGCATCCAAGGACTTGCGGCATACCAACGTCACCGCGACTGTCACCGTTGAGCCCCGCACCCTGACCAATGGACCCATCTTCGAGAAGCAATGTCCCGATTGCTCCGAGATGGTGAAAGTCGATGCCAGGATATGCCGATATTGCCGACACGAATTCACTTCGCCTGCTTAGCAGCCAGCTGCGCAGCCCGCTTTTCAAGCGCCGGCCCTAGCTTGTCGCCGAAACGCTTCGGAACTTGTTCTCTCGTTTCAAAATAGGCCGGCGTCAGAAATGGGGTTGGCCTTTGGCCCGGGTGAACAACGCCGCGTCCGGGTTGATAGTGCGGAGCCGTACCGAACTCGTCCAGATGAGCGTATTTGACCGGCTTGCGAATTCCATATGGCGTCTGCTTCTCATAAGATGCATCCGGCCCAACCTGATACTTCTGATTCAGCGCCTTAGAACCCGACGCCTTTTTAATGGTCATCGACTCTTCGAGCGCGCCTGTATCTTCCTTGAACGGAATAGCCTTCGCATTGGACTTAGCCGCCTTGAGCGTCGGCTGCAGCGCGAACCTCGACGCCGTACCGATCGGCGTTGAGACAAAACTGGAAAGCTGCCTCAGAGCGGCAGCGGTTTCACGCGAACCTTTGACTGGCATTACGCAAGCGCCGGATCGCGAAGTGGGTAGAGAAGCGCCGTCACCGGGCGAGGCAAATAACCTTGCTCCCATTCCCTGTCGGGATCGCCATCCGGGTTCTTGTAGAACTCGCCCACCAGGATGATCGTCGCCATCTGGACATCCTCCGGCACGCCATCCAGATCATCGGGAGGCGAGTTCGGAGGGCTGTCGATGGTGAGCAGATCGCCGGCCTGCCCCTTCAGGTAACGAACGATGGCCCGCGACGCGGCCGAGATGTAGACCGCCAGCAGCGTATCACTCTCCGTCGTATCGATCCGAAGCGCTTCCCTGACGCGGGCAACCGAGACCAGCATGAACATAGGTCATTTGCCCTTCTTCGGATCGGCGTCCTTGCCATCACGGCCCTTCTTCACCGCAAGGCGCCAGCCTTTGCCGGTATCGGGCTTTTCGGTCGTCTGCTCTTGCGCGATCCAGAATGAGCCGCCCCAGGTTACGCCATCGCCAGCGCCGTAGGTCTGGCCTTGCTTGTAGATGCCGCGATCCATCGGGATTGGAAGCCGCGCCTCCTTGACGAGTTCGCCTTTCTCCCAAACGAGATAGACGCCATCGTCTCGGACTTCGCAGGACATGTCGTCGAAGCCGACGCCATCGGCGCCATCCTTGCCCGGAGCACCATCCTTGCCGACATACTCGCCAAGGTCATCAGTGCTGCCGTCGCTCTTGACGACAATCAGATGGCCCTTGTCGTCGCGGAAGAATTTCACGGCATCGAGGCCGTTGCGACCATCCTTGCCGTCGAGCCCATCTTGTCCGGGTGCGCCGTCCTTGCCATCGGCACCCGGAGCGCCGTCTTTCCCGTCAATGCCATTCTTTGGCCGCTCCCAGCCCGCCAGAATGCGTTCGACATGCTTGATGACCATTTCCTCGGTCTCAGCAGGATCGGCGTCCTTGCCATTCTCTGCTGGCGGGAGCGCGGCAACCGCATCAGCCACCATGGTCTTGATCAGTTCTGGGTCAGCGTCCTTGCCATTCTGACCGTCCTTCGCTGGCGGAATAGCGGCGACGGCTTTCTCGACTTCGGACAAGATCAGAGGGGCGACATCTTCGAGCGTAATGGACTTTCCGTCTGCGCCGTCCTTACCGTCCTTCGGCGCAGGAGTTTCGGCGAGCTGCTTTTCAAGTTCCGCAATGCGCGCATGCAACGGGTCGATTTCCTGCTCCAGAAAACTGCGAACAGCCGCCACGACATCGGCGCCGAAGGTTGCGGCATCCATCAGAGCTTTCCTTTCCTCTGGCGACGAAGATCATCGAGGCCCTTCCACACCGCCGCCGCCTTGGCGGCGTTGTCATTGGCTGCCGCCTGTGGATTTTCCGCGTGAGCTGCGGGAGGTTCCATAGGAACGGGAGTAGGCTTGGCGATAGTGAATGGGTCGGGCTGCGCGTCACGCTTGGCAAGAGCCGCCAGACTATAATTCTGCTGTTGTAGATAGACCGCGTCGCCACCCTTGGTCTTCTTCACGCCGATCTTGGCGCGCATCTCGTCGATTTCTAGGATGCCAGCGCTATCCTTCAGCACTTGCATTTGCGTCACGGAATCCATGCGGAGCAGATTGTCGATGTCGAATTCCACGCCGTAGGTCTTGCCGTTGACGACAACGCCCTCACCAATCCCCAATCCTTCATCAAGGCAAAGCTCGGCCGCTTCGATCAAGCTTTGGAGGCACTGTGAATAATATTCGACGTTGAGGCTTTGGATGTTGTTGTAGGTGGGCATCGTGCCGAGCCCAATCTTATACGGAGGAACGTGAAAAACGGAGCAGACAACTTCGGCCGTCCATTTCAACTGATCAATGAGCTGCGATTCCTCAGCCGTAAGAGACATTCGCTCATAGGTGAGCCCGTCCCCAAGGACCGCGACCTTGCCGGCATTCTCGCCGGAGAATTTCGTTTCCCACGCCTCTTTCAGGCGAGACGCAGTTTCGTCCGAAATGGCACCTGGAGCCGTGAGCACGCCACCTGGCTGTGACTTGTTCCCAAAGAACGTCGCCGAATTGTTCTGGATTGCAAGTCCCTGCGTTGCGGCAACGCCGGCCGCAAAGATCGGCGAAGTCCCCACAAGCGGGTGAAACAGGCAGTTGAAGCGATCGTGGATGATCTCGCTTGCCGGAACCGTGATTGCCTCACCGATCGCGGAGAGATTGTCGCTGCCAAGCTGATACCAGACCGAGCCATCATCCGCGACGAGCACCTTCACGCGGTTCGGATCGAGCACATAGAGCGCCGTCACCACCTGACGATTGTCGCGCTGCTTCAGGACGTAAGTGTTTCCCCGCATCAGCTTGGAAAGAATCCAGCCTTCCCAGAACTGGATGCGATTCTGATACCGATTTGGCTTCCGAAGGACGGGCGAATAGGCGGGGCTGTCCGTCTCGGTCCAGATGCCGTCATCGTCCTCTTGAACGAGTTCGACGCAGAGTTTCGAGATGTCCGATGCGATCAGCGTGATGCAGGCATAGACGGCATTGTAGGACAGCACTGAGTTGTAATCGATGGTGATGTTCTGTTGCCACGCGCCGGCAAAGCTTTCCCTGATGAGGTTGTACCAACCACCGCGATTTTCCGCGACAGCGGTAGCGCTCGCAGGCGGCGGCGCTTTCTGTCGGGTGATGGTGAGGCCGAAGGGAAGTTTCATCAGGTGATCATCTTCCACAAATCTCCGTTGACCAGCTCGCGCTCGTCAAACTGGGAATAGGCGAGTGAGTTCAACCACGGTTGCCGATCGGGATAGATCGGCTCCTCAATCCTAGACAGATCACACCGTCCAACGAGGCTTGCCGCGCTGTCCTGATGCACGAACACCGGGCAGCCCATGATCACTGCTTCGACCGCGGCATTTGAGCCATGCGTCACCAGGCAGTGCGCGCCTTTCAGATCCTCATGCAGTTTCCGGCCGAACCGCTGCATTTCCTTGTTGCGGATGATCAGCGGTCGGTCGGTCAGTTCGTTGAGGCGCCTCACCGTGCGCATCGTCCAGCCTTCGATGCCGTGGAAGCGTTCGTAGGTCTCGGAGGGTTCTGCGACGACGATGTGGCGGCCGGTCCTTTGCCACGGCCAGACTTCGGTTTTCAGCGCCTTCCAGCGGTCGTCGGGGACATCGCGGCTGGTCTGCATCTGGAACGAGCCGACATGCCAGCGATAGAAGCCGCCGTTTTCTCCTGTCGGCAGATCGGTCGCAAACACGCGGCGCGCGTAGCCCCTATCCCAGTAGCACCAGCGCCGGCCTGTCTCGCGCCATTTGGCTATCAGCGGCCGCAGATACGGCGAGCAACCAACGACCGGGATAATATCGGACGGCAACCGATCCAGCGCTTGCCAATCGCCGCGAATTATCTTCCCGCCTGCCCTTTCGATGGTTTCGCCGATGCGGTTGAAAAGCTTGAGTTTGAACGCCTTCAGTTCGCTCGGGACGAAGAAGGCGACTTTCGCAGGATCAACTGCCATGCTAGATGTAACGATGCGCAGCGGTGGCGGAAAACGCACCTAACTGACAGACGCGAAAGTCGGCTTTGGCCGGCAAGCCGGGCGGAATGGTGATATCCGAAGGACCGGCGTAGTGCAGGTTTGAGTCCTGCCCGCTGCGCGTCCTCAAATCCAATGCTCCATCACCCAGGCTTCCTTCACTTCTGGTGGTTTCGGCACACCGTGGAAGTACACAATGCGGGCCTCGCCCAAGCCCTTGCCGCGAACGTGCGCCTTATAGCTGACGACATGTCCGGGCGAGATTGCATCTATCGTCTCATGCGGCTGGCGGCGCAGCCATTCCATGTCGTTTTCACCGCGCCATTCATCGAAAATTGCCCGCTTACCAGCCGGGCAGAGAACAACCCCGTTGCAGGCTTCCTTGCCGTATGGGTTCGGCAGCGCGATCTTGTCCGCCGTCATGCACCAGTCGGCGAGATGGTCGATGCTTCCTGTGACGATGGTATCGAGGCCGACGATGATCGAAGGCTCGTTCAATTCGAAAGGCCGAATGCAGTCACCATAGCCATTCGATCCCATGCGCGGATCGACATGCTCGAAGATCGGCTCTCGAAAATCCCTTGCCCAGTCGGTGTAGCAGACAAATCGGAATGGCCGCGTCAAATTGCGAGCGAAGCCGCGATAGAGCTTTTCGACCCAGGTTTCGTCATAGCCGCGCGAGAAGTCTCTGGAATGCTCGTTGGCATCCCAGAGCATTGTTGCTATAGTGATCAGATGAGCACTCCTAGCGACACTTGGGCTAAGTCCCTAGACGACGACTTCGTTTCAGACAGCGCGCGAATATCGACTCACACTTTTTTGATGATGCTGCGACCGGTTTCAGCTTGGAGCAGAATTATCAGCGACGAAGCGGTGTCGGCTGCGCAGAAGGCTTTCGAAGCCGCGTCAACCGAAACTGCCTTGCGCGAAGCGATTGCGGCGGCACTGCCCGAGATTTTGAAGACCGAGTATCGCGCAGCCATCAAGTAGCATACCTCATCCGCCGCTGATGCCAGTCGTCAGGCTTCCGCGCCTTGTAGTCATTCCTCCGATACACATAGCCTGGAGGAACATCGCTCTTGACCACGGCACCAGCCGCGATCACCGCATTCTTGCCGATCCGAACACCCGGCAGGATCACCGCACCAGCTCCGATCGATGCGCCATTCTCGATGATCACCGTGGGCCGCTTCGGCGTCTCGTAGCCCTCTTTATCCGCCGAAGGCCACATGTCGTTGCAGATTGTGGCGTTCGGCCCGATGAAGACGCCGTTTCCGATCACCGTGCTGGGGTTCACCGAAGCTCCATGGCTGATGATGCTGTTGTCCCCAACTGTCGCGCCATCGACAATCGAGCAGCTCGCTATGTTGCAGTCCTTGCCGATCTTCGAGCCGCGAATGACGCTGGCGAACTGCCAGACCTTCGTGCCTACTCCGATCTTTGCGTCGTCATCCACTTGCGCAAATGGATGGATTGAAACCGAACTCACCGCCAGTTCGCCTTTACCCAGTCAAGGTGAGTGAAATGCGACGGATCGCGATGGCCCGGGAATGCCACGACCTTTGCGTTCTTTGGCAGCGTCTCGCCCTTGGGCCAGCCGCGTTTCATGAAACCGTAAACGCCATCTTCTGGGCCGAACGAACCGGCGTCAGGGATGATATCTGCCAGCCACGCTTGGTCGTCGGGGAATTCATAGAACGGCACCTTTGCCGCCAGTTCCGGCGAAAACTCATGCCAGACATCGGGCCGATATCCTGCCTCAAGCATCCACAGTGATCCGTTGAACGGGCAAGGATTGGCCGAATTGACACCCTGTAGGATGGTGAACGGCTCTTCCCGGTCGAATAGATTGTCCAATGGACCCGTCACGATCAGATCCAAATCCATGCAGACGATCTTGTCGCCGGCTTCGATGCCGTTCGCCGCCTGCCATTTTGGGTCGAAGGTTCTCAGCCGTGCAAAGCAACCGGGAATTTCAGTCAGATACGCGTCTTCCTCTTGCGGGAAAAACACCGCGAACCGATGCGGCTGCTTCAGGTTGCGCTTTACCGCAGACGCCAGTTTCGCGACATATTCAGGACCGTATTTCGTACCCCAAACCCACGTCGATATTATGAGCGCCACAGGACGCCGATCCCGTTATTCTTGCCGGTCGGGCAAAGCCGAAATTCCTGATGGCGATAGCCGGTCTTGATCTCGTCCCAGAACTCAGGAACATCGATCCGCGTCCCAACCCATTCTGGCGCCCTGTGCCAATTGATATCGTGGAAGGCGATAATCCGACCCATCGGGCCGTAATTCGCCCAATCCTTCCTGACGAAAGGAAGGGTATGGTTGGCGTCGATGAAGATGGCATCGAACGGCCCGAGCGCCCTCACCTTCTCGATGATGTCGGGCGCCGTGCTATCACCCCAGATGATCCTTGCATCATGACCCTGAAGCTGAAGCTTGGCGATCACCGCCTTCAGTTCAGCCTGGCTCTGGTTCCATGCTCTTGTGCCGTTGGGCAAATCGACAGAAACAATCCGCGAGCCGGTAGGCAGACGTGAGGCCACCCGCATTAGCGAGCCGCCGAACTTCGAGCCGATTTCCAGATAGGAGGTGACGCCCTCCTGAACGAGAATATCCGCGAAGCCGTCGATTTCGGCCTCTACCTGGGCCATTGTCATTGGCGCCCCCAGATTGCGGCAACGCCCAGCTCGGATGAGATGTAGGATGTGTGGATACGAACAAGGCCGGTAGGCAGAAGATCGCGGTCGAGGCTGGCGATTTCCTCGTCATTCTCCTTCGGCTTGTCGGACGTGCCGCGCCAGGCAAAATATTCCTTCGTCCAGCGGCCGAAATGCTGCATTAGAGCAGTCAGTTCCGAACTCGGCATAATGCGCTTTAGCTTGTGATAGGTCGCAAGGCAAAGCGTGATATCGTAGCGGCCGAGACCAAAGACGTTGAGCGCCTTGGGGCCTTTCGTAAGGTCCACGACCTCGAAGCGGCTTTCCGTCGAGCGGAGATCAGCGAACACCTCACGTGCCGTCCTTATTCCTTCCTCGTAAATGTCGCAGCCATGAACGATGGAGGCTCCGTTATTGGCAAATTCGAACCCGACCAAACCGCGATTGCAGCCGATGTCGAAAACCGATTTGTCCTTGGCCCTCATCACCAGATCGACCATGCCATCCATGCGGATGTCGTGGTAGCCGGCGACGCGGCGCTGAAGCGTATAGGAAGCGCCTGCCGGTTTGACCTTATCCATTCAGAGCCTTTCCAATGCCTCTTCAACGACTTCCTCGACGGTGATGCGCTGCATTGCCTGACGGCAGTGCTCGCAGGGCTTCAGAGACCCACAAGCCTCTGCGCCGCCCGTCAGATTCGCATGTGTCGGATAGCCCGTGACCTTCGGAGGAATGAATCCGCCAAACAGAACAACAGCCGGGATATTCACCGCCGCCGCTGCGTGGTGAAGCCCGCCTTCCGAACCGATATACATTGCGGCATTCGAGAGGATGGAAACCGCATCCCTGAACGAACTGGACGCCAGCCCGACGACATTCGGGAGCAGCGGTGAGCCCTTTTCCGAAATGAACTGACAGACCTTGTAGCCGCGCTCCTGAAGCTTCTCGGCTACGGCCTTGAAGTTATGCCTACCCCAATCCTTATTCGCCGCCACTGACTTCCACCGCGCGCTCTGCGGCTCGATGAGGATGAAGCCAGACCCGTATCGCCTGCCGGCCTTCTTCTCGATGTCATCCAGAAAGACCTCGCCCGGCGTCGGGCTGAAGTCCATGTTCCAGATCCACCGATCGCCATCCTGCCGGTTGTAGATACGATGACCTTTGAAAAAGGGAATCCAGAGCACGTTGGAATCCCGCTCCTGTCCAGGGGCAGCTACGTTTGGATTCCACTTAAAGATATCGAAGCTGTGATGGTCCCAAATAATTTTGCGACCGTCACCAAACGCTATCTTTTCGCCCCTAGCGTGGGCCCCCTTTGCGAGCCCTGAGCCCATCAACTGGTCCCCGTAGCCCGTTTCCGCCTCCTATTCATCTTGTCCCATTCGCGCTGGTAGGTGTTAACTGCTTCGCGACCGATCTTCTCGCGATACCTATCCTGCAACAAAACCCGACATTTTCGGCATGATCGATGGCCTGTGCCGGGCTGGACGTAGGTATTCTCGTCGGTCATCTGATGGCCGCGAACACAGTGCGATTTGTGAGCGTTGACGCTCCGCTTGACGTTCTCGACTGCCGTTACGACGTCAAGATGATCCGGGTTTACGCAGCGCCGATTTTTGCAGAGGTGATCGACCACCAGTCCTTCGGGTATCGGTCCTCGAAATTCCTCGTAGGAGAACCGATGCGGCTTGACCTTCTTTGTGCCGATAGAAAATTGGCCGTAACCGTCCTTGTCGGTTGACTTTGACCATTCCCAGCATCCGCCATCAACTTTAGCGAAACTGGCCCTAAAACGTTCGATTGGTGATTTCTGCATTTTGGGGATGACAAACCGTGGTTTCATCCCCATAATGTAGATATGACAGCCGAAGAATTCAACTCTTGGCTCAAGGCTATGAAGATCAGCGGCGCGGAAGCCGCCAGACTTCTCGGCGTCAACGTCAACACCATCACCCGATACAAGAAATCAGGAGCGCCTAAGTCCGTTGGGCTTGCCTGTGCTGCGCTCTATCACCGCCTAGGAGAGTGGAAATGATCGACAGCCCCCGTATTCCAGAAACCAGCTTCAGCCTTTCCGGTTGGGAATTTGGCATGGGACCCGTTGACGACGTGGTTCGACATGCCGTCGAGGAAACACTAAACAGCGCTATTGATGATCCAAGCGGTGGTTTCTCCACGAGCGATGTGTATCTGCCAATCATGTGGCACAGGAACAGTGACGGTCTCCAAGGCGGCCCAATTCCGCTGGAAGAGGCCGATACGGTTTATTTTCTGCTTCCAGCTTTCGGCAGCACGACGAAAGAAGATGGCCCGGGATGGAAATTTTCAATCTCATCTTTGGTTGACGATGTGATCGAGCTTCACGACGGAAACTTCGAAGATCAGGTGACCCAGAGCATCCTTAAGGCGCTTCAAGCCAAGCTTTTGGGGTGCGTTGAAAAACTAAATGAAGCCATCGAAAAGGGTGGTGGCTAAAGCCTTTCCAGAGCCTCTTCAGCGCGCCCACCGCTCTAGCTCTGCCCTCCACTCGTCGGCGTATTCGCAATCTTCGTAGCCGTGCATGGTGGGAATGCCGTCCGTGAAGTGGACAATGGCCGGATCGATCTCAGGATCGGAGTGGCCGACAAGCCAATTCCATCTCGGGTGCAATTCTCCGATCAGATCGTCCTCGAGCCAGCAGAAGCGATGAAGGTCGCGGCCCGGAACGGAATTAACCAGTTCGGTGGTCAGGGCCTTGTTCGCGGGATGGTCGCAGTTGAAGAGGACGACGGAACTCCAATTCTTCCGCGCATAAACGGTCTGCCTTTGACCGTCCATCTTGATGCCTTCGGCCGGCTGGTGGTTGTGCTTTACCACCATGACGGCCTTAGTCTGGTCCGCATGCTGGAACAGCTTCATCAGGTCCGTTCTGACCAGCATGTCGCAGTCCATGAACAGAGCCCAGCCGGATTGCGCCAAGCGCGGCACTAGGAAGCGCGAGTTGGCGAATTCCGTGCTCATGGGGGCTTCGGATATATCGTCCCACAGACGCCCGTCCCTGCGGCTCGTAGGCCGATTGTAGAGGCCACCGGTTCGGAGGTTGGTCAGCACCACGCCACGAACGGGAATAGGTGTGATGAGATGCCGGTTGATCGAATGCCTCGCCACCGCAAAGGCATCCGCCTCACGCGGATCGAAGCCGATCCAGATCGATTGTTTCAAAGAGCGTCCTCTATGGACATTTTAGGGAAGCACTGGATGGCCGAAGTCATCGAGCAGTTGATGACCTCGATGCCCATGCTTTCGAGAAGCGAAGCGGCGCCGTGAAAGGCATCGATCCAGCGCTTGAAATTGCTGTCGTTCGGATTATTGGCGCCCTGCCATTTGTTCGGGCCGTACCAGTGAACCCCACCGCTCAACGACATGTCGAAGCCGATGAGTAGGATTCTCTTGGCGCCGAACTGCACCGCGAGATTGAGCGCCTGGAAACCGCTGTTGCCGCCGGAGCCGACCAGACCGACATGCTGGAAGAGTATTTCGTCTTTGCGCCTATCGATCGATATGCGGCGAATGTCCTTGTAGCCGGCAAGATCGTTACCACCGAAGCAGGCCTTGAACCCTCGAAATTCTGGCAGCCCATTTCGATGCTTCCACCATGGGCCATCGCAGCCATAGACCATATCGGCCCATGGGCAGAGATCGATGTTTTCCTTGATCGCTAGGACGCGGACTCTTCCTCGGAGACAGGCGAGGTTGGTTCCTCGGACGGAAGATCCTGAAGCGATGATGGCAACGGTATCTCCTCGCCAGTCTGGCCATCCGTCGCGACCATATCGCGGCGCAGATATTTCGGCGGCCGGCCGCGCCTCTTGGGCTCCCCCGGCGCCTCCTCTGCCTTCATCGCAGGCAAATCGATCATCGCCGGCTTAGCCGGGGCGAGCTTAGCCTTGTTCGCCCTAACCAGCCGATCGACCTCACGGTCAATGCGGACATCGAATTCCTGGCCTGGTCTATATTCCCTACGGCCATAGTAGACAGTCTTCATTGCGATCATCGCGACCATGCAAAAAACCTCAAGAAAGAGGCCGCCGAGTCGAAACCCAGCGGCCTTTCGTTATCAGTTGCCGTAGTTGCCGCCCGTGATGTACACGGCAGCGCCGGAACGGGCCTTCGTCCAGGTGATGAAGCGCTCGCAGAGGATCGCCACCTGGTTGGTCTGGAACATCGAGACCAGAACCGTGGAGGCCGTCTGGGGCGAGTCCGGCGCGTCGTCGGTCTGGATGGACGCCTCGGTCGAGACGTTGACTTCCACGCCGCCATCGTCGGCCATCAGGATGCTGTTCGCAGCCAGAGCGACGATGATACGGCCATCGGCCGGCGAGCCGCCGTTGGCAGCGACGTTTTCCGACGTGACGACCGGAACACCCTCGATGAAGCCGCCGTCCTTGTTCAGGTCGGGGAACTCGCGACCGCCGAAGTCATTGCGCATCAGAGCAAGGCGAAGGGCCTGGGTCTGGCTCATGACGATCACGAGATCATCGAGCGTGTAGTTGGACATCGTGTACTGCGCCAACAGATCAGCGAAGTCGGCGCGGAACGCATCAGCGCTCGTGCCGCTTGCGGTGATCGACGTGGCGCCGTTGGTGATCGAGGCCGGGGACACACCGGTAACGGCCGCCTTCGACGGATCGAGGAAGTCGTTGTCGGTCAGCTTGATGATCGCCTTGGTGAGCGAGTTGATCATCATCTGTTCGGCGCTCGGCTGCGAGAAGCGGAGCAGTTCCTTCGTCAGGAAGGTCAGGCCCGCAACCTTGTTGAAGTCGAGCGTCACGGTGTCAAGCGCACCCTTCGAGACCGGCTTGGGCGAACCCTGGCCGACCCAGTAAGCGGTCGTCTCGCCGGTCTCGCGCGGCACCTTCACATTGAAGGGAACCTGGCGAATGCCGGGGATGCGGCCAATGATGGTGCGCGGGCGCAGCAGATCGATGAACTCGTTCTGGAGGTTCTGGTAGGTCACCAGAGCGCCGGCCCATGCGGAGTCGGTCGTGCTGCCGGCAGTAACAGCCGCCTTAGCCAGGATATCCGGCGGGGTACGCAGGATAGCCGCCATGTCGTCGCCCCAACCGCGCGAAAGCGCGATGTCGGCCGCCGGCATGTTGAATTCCTTGGCCATGAAGCGGGCCGAGAGCAGGCGGACAAAGCCGGAGCCCTTCGGAGCTACGGGTCCAAGAACCTTGACCACGGGGCCGGTGCGGCGAGCTTCGGACGCTTCGTTGCCGTTGGCGCCCTTGACTTCCTTGGCGGTCTCGCGGTTGACCTTCTCCATCACGCGGAGGCGGTCCAGGTGCTTGTCGATGGCTTCGTTGTCGGCGTTGAGGCCGTCGAACTCTTCCTGCTGAGCGGCATCGAGGGTCGCGCCCTCATCGGCCGATTTGTCCATGATCGACTTCATGGAAGCGACGTTGGCGGCGCGCTTTGCTTCGTACGCGCCGATCTGTTCGGCAATGGTTGCCATTTGGGGACTTCCTTCTAAGGGATGGGCGCGTCGTCACGACGGGCCAGACGCCTTGTCCAAGGGCGGGTTTGAATTGGACCTAGCCGGGTCGAACCTTGCGGATGACGAACGGCTTGCCCTGTCGCGGGCTGGGGTCATTCAGCTTGACGACGCGAACGGATTTGCCTGTCGCGGCGGTTGCGTCGTTCTGAATCTCGGGGCGATCTTCCACGATGCCGGCTTCGGCGCGGGCTTCGGTATCGATCGATTTTATGGTGGTGATGACGGCCTCGGCGTTGGCTGGGATCGTGACCAGCGAAAGCTCCATCACTTCGGATTTCTCGAAGCGGATGCCGCCCGTGCCTTCGATGAAGGCATATTCCAGAGCACGAAAGCCGATGGAGACGGCGCGGACCAGGCCGGCCTTGACAGACTGCCAGGCTTCATCAATGCGATCCTTCAGCGTTCCGGGCTCATCGATATGCGCAAGCGAAGCCTCGAATGGGATGCCGTTCTTCGTAGGCTTGCCGAAGTTCACTATTCCCACCGGCTTGTCGGCCTGGTGTTGCCACAACAGCGGCATCGGGTTCTTGAACTCGACGCCCATCGGCTCAACTATGTCGCCCATGCGGTCTGGAGTCGGCGTCGTCGCCATGCCGCGAATGACGCGCTGGTCCTCATCGACGGCTTTCACCGTCAATACGGAATAGGCTCTATTCATGTTGCTGGTCCTTAGCCGATGACGAGCATCTGATATTCTGGCGCCCTGACCTGTTCGGCCGGTGCAACGCCGATTGCCATTGTCAGCGCCACCATGCCGTCGATGCGACCTGATGACTTGTCCTTGGCGAGTTTCCTGTTTCCTGCCGGGTCCGACTGAACAACGGCATTTGCCGCGCACATGGTCAGGACCGGATGATTGCCGTGGGCTATGCGCCCGTTGAGAATTTCGCTCTCAAGCTCTCGAAGCGCCGGGGAAATCGACTGATACCCCTGCCCGAATTCCTCAAAGCGCTCTTCGATCTGCTTTTCAGTAAAGCCCGCTTCGAGAAGCCAGGGTTTCAGGTGCTTGAACCCCCAGCGGTCGAAGGCGATCTTGCGAATATCCAGTTGATCGAAAAGCCGCTTCAACTCCTCAGCGACGAAGCGATAATCGACCGATTTTCCGGGTGCGGCCTTGAGATACCCGTCCTTTTCCCAGACATCGTAGGGAACCCGGTCTTTCCTCGATTTTTCGGCCAGCCCGTCCTTCGGAAGCCAGAATGTTGGCTTGACGTTCCAGATGCCGTCGATTTTTCCGATCAGGACGAGCGCCGTCAGGTCGTTGACGCTCGAAAGATCGAGTCCGCCATAAACCGGCACGCCCTTGAGCGATCTGGGCGCGTCACCACAAGATAGCCACAAGGATCGAGAGACAAACGGACTTGATGCTTCAACCCGTTGATTTAGAACGAGATTCCTGTATTCTGCCTCACGGCTTGGCATGCGGCGGGCATCTTCCGCCATTGCCAGCACTTCTTTTGCATTGAGGAAGTCACCGAAAGCGGGATTTGCCTTCCTGATGGACGCCTCGGAGAATGGATCCTCCTCCGGCGGCGCCGTATGCAGGGAAACAACCGTCCTCGGATCATGCCCAGCAAGCGCATCATCGATCAGGACCGACAGCAAATCCGCATCCGTCGGCGCCTGGGTCGAGATAATCACCGACAACGGGCTCTCCTGAGCGCCTGTTGCCGTTTCCAATGCCTCATAAAGTTCAGAGCGAGGGCCTTTGACCTGGCCCAACTCGTCATGAATGGTCAGAACTGGCGAAAGTCCGTATGCCGTGGACGCTTCAGCCGACAAAGCCCGGTAAAGCGTACCCAATTCTGGGCAAAATAGCTGTTTTGCCGTGTCCCTGACCGTTGTAACCGCATTCAACTCAGGCGACATGCGGACCATCTTCGCCGCCAGGTTGAAAAGGATCGCAGCCTGATCTCTCGATTGCGCCGCGCTATAAAGCTGCGAGTTCGGCTTTGCTTCAGGTCCGCACAGATGCAAAAGAAGAATGAAGGCCGCGAGCGTCGTCTTGGCGTTTTTCCGTCCGAAGGAGAGAATTGCCCTCCTGGTGCCGGCCGGATTATCATATATCTTGACTAGCTCATCCCGCTGCCATCCTCGTAGCAACACGGGCTTACCGACATCGCGGCCCTCGGGAATCCTACAGTAACCCTCTATCCACCTGATGTTGCGCTCGGCGCGGGTCTCAGCCCTCCCAGGGCTTCTTGACGGCGCTCGGCTTCTTCTTGGACTTGTCATATGTGGTTTGCTGCGTGATCCTCATCCGCGTGGCCAATGAAGAGAGCGCGCGCCCTTCCCGCTCCTGCATCTTGTAGAGCTGGTCCAGAACTGGAATCTCGATTTCCTTCTTGCCTTCCTCGGCCGCGATCAGTTGCGCCACGCGCCTGGCCGACACGACATGCCGACAGTACTGGGCAAGCATCCCATGCGTCTCACGCGGAAACCAATCCGCCGGCATCCGATTGACGACGGCCCACCATTCATCTGCCTGTTCGTCCGTCAGATCATACGGCGCATCCGGCCGCTCTAGCGTCTCGACAGGCGCAGCAACGGCCAAGGATGCAACGGACTTCCTGCCGCGCATTCCCATATAAAGATTTCCTTATGTCCTAAATCTTTTTTCGGGGCAGATATGGCAAAAAAACTGCCCGAGCGGTCTGGGGCCGTTTTGAATTTTGGACGTGTCTACCCCCCCCCTATCGGTTGGATGGGTGCCGGTCGTCCGTGGGCCAGCCGTCGATTCCTATCTCTCGGCTAAAACCTGTCTTTTCTTCCGATTGGATCGGCCCGTCATGGCATGGAGCGCATGAGGATTCGAATGGACCGGAAAAGAAGTCTGTCTTCTTCCGTTCCTTATCGAGGTGATGGCAGACAGTGGCTATAGTAACCTTGCCCTGCCTATAGCACCTGGCACATACGGGATGCTTGGCTAACTGCGCTGCCCTGATTTTCTGCCAGCGCGCCGTCTTGTAGAGCTTGCGGTATGCCTCGGCTTCTGGGCTTCGACGATCAGTCCTCAAGCGGCAGCCAGCGCGTCCTTGATCTTCTGGATAGTGCCGGCGGATTTGGCGGCGGCAGCCACCAGAGCATCGACATCAGCCTGTGTGGCCACCTTGCCATTGAGCATGATGGGTGTGCTGGTTGGAACGGGTGTGGGTGCGGGCACGGGTGCAGGCTGCGCAGTATTGTGCGCAAGATAAGCAGCCCTGAGGCTTGCGGCCGATGTGCTGCCGAGCGCCACGTCGCCGTTCTGCTCACCCCATGCATAGGTGTATTCGAATACGGGATTGGGAACGAGCGATGCCCAACGGGCAAACATCTGGTTCATCTGGTCTGGCGTTGGGAGCAGGAACTTGCCGCCACCATCATTGGTCCAATTGCCGCCACCGAACGCCTGGAACACAGGCACGATCTTCTCGACGGGAATGCCGGCATCCACTGCAGCCTTGACCCGGCGATCGATCATCGAGACATCGAAGGCGACTTCCGTCCTGCATGGATAGGCGGAGATGCCGAAGAGGTCGATGCCCGTATTGCCAGGATTGAACGTGTTCATGAAGTTCGGCGCGCGGGACGATCCCATGTCGTTCATGGTGATGAACGTCTTGGCGCCGGGGATGGTCGAGTGGATATAATCCGATTCCGCCTTGAGCGTTGCCGCGGTGATCTGCCGTGGATCTGGTTCATCGCACAAGAAGAAGCCGAAGAGCTTTGCATTACCCTTGAACGGATCGACCTTGGCCTTGAAGGTGGAAGTGGCGCCGCTCTTCTCGCCGAGATAGACTAGGCCGAGCATACCAACCGGAAGCGCATTGAGGCCGGAGACATAGCCGACATCGGCCATGTTGAAGCCACATGCAGCTATGGCGGCCGGCGCTCCGCCGGATGTGTATCGAAGGATCATTGGATCACCTGCAATACGGATCGACCAGCCAGCGGTTGAACTGGCATGGCTGTTGGTATGTTTCACATGAAGCAAGGAGGAGAAGTGCGGCGAGGAGAGTCAGCTTGGCCAAGTCTGCGGCCCAATCACTTCAATCCAAAAACCTGAAGCGACGAGGCCAGCCGAATGGCACGGCAGGAACATACTCGCCTTTCCCATCCCATGTGTCGATCTCGGGGATCATTGAATCGCTACCGGCGGTGTCGCCTTCAAGGCGGCCAACAACGATAGAGCCATCCTCTCGTTCGACTTCGATCTGCCGCGACACGTCATCCCAATCTGGGATTTCGTCGTCAGGCGACATCCATATGTTTGCAGGGAGCGGCATTCACAGACCGGAAGCCTTCGCCGCCACGAGCACAAGAACAATCCCGGCGCCAATGGCAATGCCGGAAGCGAACTTGCTCAGGAAGGAATTGACGATGAAGCCGATCTGGCTGGGCTTCGAGCCTTCGCGCATGATCTCCGCGAGTGAGTCGAAAGAGTTGCTCATACCCATAATGTAGTGACGGTATTCGATCATGTGAATCCCGCGATGACAGTATTTTTACTGAATCGGCTTTGCGTCTGTCACCAAGTCGATGCCGGCGATCTCATAGGCAGCTTTGACGCTCGGGTCATTACTCAGGAGTGCATATGCTTGGTGGACGCCAGCGATCAGACCCAGCATGTGGTCTATGCCATGCTCTGAGGCGAACCTGGCGCAGTGTTCGACAAGCGCTACGCCGTCTTGCTGCTCTATCTGGCGGGGTTCTGGCATGTCAGCTTTCGTAACACGCGCTATGGATGTAGAAGTTGTGGTGCGAATTATTCCGGTGCTCTTCGATGTTGTAGAAGCGCTGGAACTTCCGTAAATCGTCCAAAGCCGCCTCGCACGAGGCTTTCTTGTCGAAAGTAGCCGTTACGCTCAGTGCCGGGAAGTCGCTAGAGACGACGGCAAAAATCAATACCCAATGCATCAGAGGCAGACCGTGGTTTGCCCGCAGCGCTTGCACCGGGTGGCCACAGGGAATTTCACGTCAGGATCATCCTCATGATCGTGGGCAGCGCAGTAAAGCCGCGCCGTGAGCCATCGAATAAATCTCATCCGTGCTCCTGATGGATTGCAGGCGGCCGAGTGTCCGGCGCTTAATCCGTAAGCTATGCTGATTGCAGCGAAGCCCGGTTAGACCTGCAAACTGTCCTCGGACATGCCGAGGTGGGCCACCAGTAAACTGGCAGCGTCGAAATTTTGGCAAAGATATGGATTGCCCGATTTTATCGGGTTTCGAGGGGGAAGCCGTGACGGGTCCCTGCCGCTTCCGCTTCTTTGCGGGGTCCACCGCAAATCACCTACGGAAAATATATGCGAATTTAATTTCTGACGCAAGCCCCTATGCAACCAGCAATGCGCCGTCGATTCCGATGGTTGTGAGCCCGGAAGAATTGAGGCTGTCCACCAGCTTCATAAGCTTCTTATCGCCCATGTTTCGAGCGCGCTTGCGGATGGCTTTCTGCTTATTCACGGCCTGCCGATCGAAATCTGCCTCTGACAGAGCCTCCGCAGTTCGTAGCACTAGGATATCAGTGAGCGAGATAGGCAAGGGTTGCCCAGCGCACCCGACGATCCCGGCCACTCCGGGCACTTCCTGAAGGCGCAGGAAGTTGCATGGGCCTTTGATGAACACATAGCCTGTGAGGAGTGCAAACCGCCTCGCCTTCCACAGATCTGTGCGGCGCCGATCGCGGATGAGCCGCTTCTCTGCTGGCATGTAATGGACAAAGCCAGCGTCGGTCAGCGCCCGCTCGATTGCCGAGACTGTCGCATTTAGGCTCGGAACGATGCGATAGCCTTTGACGCTGCGCGTTGTCTCAACCGCGTACTCGCGTTGAGGCATTTGCGCGCCGGGATGAGTTCGGATAGCATACCAAGTCATGCGTCAACTCCAAGAACGGCGTGGCATTTGCTGCAACATGGAAGCCTCTGATCGGGCTTGGAGTGATCCACGATCCACTGCTTATCCCAAACGTGCTCGCAAGGGCGGTACTCGTGGTCCCCACACCAATCATTAGGCTGTGTCAGCGGCCATTGACCCCACTGGTATCCAGCCACAGGCGTTGGCGAATGTTTCCTGCACTCGGCCGGCGAAGAGAGTTCGCCCCAATATTTGCAGTTTTCGCAGGCCGCTTTAGTTCTCATCGCCGCTTCTCAGCCCTCGTTGCTGCCTTGGTCATGGTGCCTCCGCTAGTCCCGATAGAGAGGCGAATTGCTGGCAATCAGCGCAGCAACAAACACGGCCGCGAACACCACGGCGCCCGACGCGCTGAGTTTAACGATGAACTCAACATCCCAAATCATCGCCAGCATCAAAGCCACGCCAGTCACAAACATCCCAGCTATTGAGCCGACACCGAAAACCGCGATTACGTCCTTGTTGCTCATCTCACCCTCCGCAAGTGTCTGCTTTGGCCGCGTCGCGCCGCTTGATATATCGAGCGCGCGTCTTGCTGATGTCATAGCCAACAAGCTTTGGAGCACCCGTCGCTTCGGAATAGCTGGCCGTGAGGTGGGTAACAGACGTATGATCTCGATTGAACCACTTGCCGAGAATGATGCAGGACATCAGCGGCTTGACGGCCTTGATGCGGTAAACGGCTTCCCGCCTGGCATCGACAATAGGTTTGAACCGCTTGCGGCCAGCTATCTCGCTCGGGCAGATGGCGTGATCGTCCGCGACTTTAGCGACGATCTTCACCGCCCAATCTGGCATTCCCCATCGGCGGAACTGACGAAGCCCGTCCGCACGCCGTTGCTCGATTGCGGAAAGCCGGCGCCGCTCCGCTTCGGCTTCAAGATCGATGATGACGGGCGCCGGCGGCTTCGGCTTGTTCTCCTGCACGGTGGCGACGGAACGTGTGCTGATGCCCTTATCTGTTGCTCTGTGTGCGACTGCGAACATGATGCTACTCCGCTGCTACCCTTGTTCCCGGCTTCGGACCCAAAATTCCCATTGTCGCCACCCAAATGGCACCTACTGGAATCTGCTTAGCTCTGGACAAGGCAATGAAGCGGTCCAGCGGCACCATGGCCTCGATGATGGGCCTGTCCGCGTATTCTGCCCGTCGCTTCTCTTGGCGAACCTGGAAGGGCGCCTTTGGGCCTGGGAAGTACCGTGGCAACGGCAAGCTGCGCGGCTTTGCTATATCTGCCTTAAGCGCGGCGCGGCGCCGCACTTCCTTGGCGAACTCTGCCGGCGTCGGCGCGTACTGATCACTTGCACCCTCAACCTCACCGGAGCTGTAGCGCTTTGCCGTCTCAATGATGATGGATGGCGGGTGATCGCCAAGCACGGAAGCGAACGTCCGCAATAGGACATCCGGGTCTGCCGATGTGGCGCGGAAGGAGTTAAGCATAACGGAGATGCTGAGCGACGCTTGTTGGTCCATCACTGAAGCTCCCGCGTAGAGCCGAAGACGTTAGCCGGTCCATCCTTCATTGCGTCTAGAGCTGCATCGATATGGTTGCGGCGCCCATTGGTTGGCCGGCGGCGATCTCGGACCCATTCGACATTGAAGCCCTGCCAGCAGCGCTCGATCATCAGATCCGCAGCTTCGTTGGCGTCGCCCCATTCGGCTAACCGTTTGGCTAGGAGCCTGGCGGCGTGAACCGTCAGCGGCTTCTTGATCGTCACCCTGCGATGATCGATCACTGCTATGGCCCGGTCCTCGTCGAGCACAGCCATCAGCTCGTTCAGAATTGCTTGGCTCATCGATCCCTCAATGCGGGCTTGGCGCCCTCGAATGCGTCTAGGCGGCTAGTGCTTCTTCGGCTGGGCAAATCAGAGCAACGACAGCAGGGCCGCCAAGATTGTCTGCCCACTTGGCATTTACTTCTTCTGCGAGGCTGTCATCGGTGACGATACCAGCGGCTACGAGCGCATCGCTCACCGGCTTGATCTTGTTGTCGATATCGGCCGCCCGCCTTGACCGCCAATCGCGCTGTACGGCGATGTAGAGGCGATATGGGCCGGTGATCTTGCCGGGACGAGCAGCCGCGATTTCCCAAGCCGCCGCCTTCTTCCATGCCGCATAGGTCTTGCTCTTGACGGAGCGCACCTTCCCATCAGCGATGAAGTGGGCGCGCATGCCATTGGCTGACGGTGGCATTTCGGAAATCGCGATGCGGATCATGCTGCCTCCCCGCCGAAAAGCGGCGTGCCTTCTGCACCCATAAGATTGTTCTTGGACTTGGCGACCGCTGCTCGCTTGGTCGGTTTCACCGCCAGATCCATGCGGCGCGCGATGTCAGCCTGGTATTCGGCCTCACGCTCGATCAGGATGGCCTTGAAGCCTTCGCGCCATGCGGCTTCGCCCGTGGTTCCTGTGCCGGCGAATGGATCGAGGATCGTTCCGCCTGGCGGCGTCACCAGCCGGCAGAGGTATTGCATCAGGTCGAGCGGCTTTACGGTTGGGTGTTTGGAGCCAAGACGGTCTTCCGCGTCCGCCTTCGCTGTATAGAAGAACCGAGCTGCCGAGCCTGCATCGCCGCGCGGCTCGGTCAGCGGACGCGCGCCGTAGTCGCCATAAACGTCGGTGCCGATCTTCGGTGCATGGTCTGGCCGAACGGTGAATTGCTGGCCTGGCGCGTCCGGGAAAGCCGCCAGCACCTCGTCGCTGCCGTGGTTGGGCAACTTCACGAATAGCTTTTGCAAATGAGCCGGGAGCCGGCGCAATTCTTTTTCGCCTATGCGCATGGGAGCGCCCTCCCGTGCTCAGCGTAGTGGCAGCGCTCGCAGAGCGTTTCGCCGTTGCCGATATCCCAAAGGACATTGGCGTGCTTTCGCGCGTCATCGCGCGACCCGATGCCAAGGTCGGAGATCATCTCAGCCAGCGAGCGCTTATGGTGGCTTTCCAGTCTCTCGACGCTGCCGCAACGGACGCACTTGCCGTCACGAGCCTTTACGGCATCCATCCAGCGCCGATTTTCGGTCATCTGCCGAATGGACGTGTTCAGCCGCGAAGAGCCGCCGTTCCAACGATAATGGCTTTCGCCGCGCACTTTTGCTGCGCGATCGGCAACACGACCTGGATTGGCTGCACACCAGTCTTTGTGTGATTGCGATGCCTTTTGCTTGGACTCCTCGCGATGGCTGTAGCCTGTCCTGTGGTTGGTGCCCTTCTCGCGTCCAAGGCTAAGACCCGCATGCTGCGCTGCGGTGATCCCAGCGGCTTTCTGCGCCTCGCTTCGGCAATCCATACAGGCGGCGAAGCGCGCTTTCGCCATATCGGACGGCCGGCGGTAGAGCGGCTTTGCGCAAAGCAGGCAGGCTGTGTTAGGCGTTCTCATAGAGCCACCTCCACAACTCTTTCCGCTGGGCATCGGTCGCGTGCGGGTCTAGTTGGTATTCGTCCTCCGGGTAGGACAGGATGAGATTGGCAGGCCAGCGACCGCACGCGCTTCCGACCAGCACCGGCTTCGGAGTCCACGCGTCATCCTCATGGGCGAAGTCGTTCTTGCCGCCCTGCTTCTGGTTGCGCGTGTCGTCGGTGCCGACGCGACAACCTTCAATGTTCAGCGCGCCAGTCCCGTGCAGGAGAATGTTCGCGGTGCCGTTGGCTTCGCTGAAAGGCTTCTGCCCCATGTAGATCGGCTCGATTGCTGGCTTGAGCGCTTGGCCGCCGTAGCGGAAGCCGTCATAGCCTTCGGCGTTGATGCGTGTCGCCTTGGGGAATCCTGAGCCGAACACCCAGGCAATGAGCGGATGCGTGATGAAGCCGGCGTCCTCGATTGCCACAGACATGCGGCCGAAGCCGCGCGTCGAGGCAAATGCGAGCAGATAGCCGCCGGGCTTGAGGACGCGCACAACAGCCTGCCATGTCTCGACGCGAAATGCGATGTCGCCACCGTCCCATTGCTTCCCCATGAAGCCGGAAGTTGCCCGCTGAAAGGCGCCGTTTGTGCCATACTGAATCGGGGCGCTGTTTTCCTTGCCCGCGCGCTTCACGATGCTGGTGAGGTGGTACGGAGGATCGCAAACGACGGCATCGACACTGCTGGCCGGCATCGACGCCAACACGTCGAGACAGTCGCCGCAATGCAGCGTCACGCGCCCGTCAAGGAAGGTGGCCGGCCCGCTCATCCGTGCCAATGCCTCCACACTGCACAGGCAGCAGCAACGAGGCCCACGCTAAGGACAATGGCAGGCCAGCCGTAGTAGAGCCTGTAGCGCCAAGCGTATTTCGGCTCTGGCTCTTCGTGGTAGGCGTAGTAATCTGCGCCTTCTAGTTCGCGGATGAGCTTGTCCAGTTCGTTCATGCCGCCTCTCCTGCCAATATGCGAAGACCGCCAATCATCCAGAACAGCGCCGGCACCCACCAAACCCATATGACATCGGCGGCGAAAAGCTCTTGCGGCTGATAACCAACGGCCTTCTCCGCGCAATTGAACGCTACGATGGCGCAAGCTATGCAGCCGGTGAGCCTCATCATTCACCCCTTAACTCTGGCGCGATCAGCAATGCGAGCCACCGCGCGGAGCGCAGCAAGGAACGGGCGATGGAAATCCTCGTCCGTGTGAGAAAGGAGAGCGTCGGCCCGCCCGATGAGTTCTTCGATGGAGATGAGTTCTTGTCTGCCATAGCGTAACCCCGTGGTTTCCTCGATCTTTTTTATTTCATCTGCCCCAACGGAGATCCTCGGATCAGCGTACCAGGCGTCTTTAACCCGGCTTGCGGACCATCCAAGCTGACGTGAGGCGTGCCGCATTCTAGCCTTCACGCTACCAATGCTTGGCGGCGCAACGTGATCCCGAAGCGCGTATTGAACAAACTCAACGGACGACATTTCGGACTTCTCCACTCGATGTTCGGACATTTACGATTTCCCTTTTGCTACCTCTGTGTCCGTCAGAGACAGCAACTAAGCCGGTTAAGCCGGCGGGTTGGGGTAGATGTACTTGGTAGACAATTGGAGAGAACGAGAGAGCATGCACGACGCTGCGGCCAGGCTTTTGCGGGTTCTGGACGAGCGTTCTAAGAAA